AAAGTTGCCAAATTGAATATTGCTGCAATTTTGAGCTAAGTTTATATTTCGACAACCTATTCCTAAGATAGTTCCATTGCAGTCAGACCCTAGATTAATATCGCTACTGTCCATGCCAATAACAACTTTATTACTGTTGAATATCGTTATATTAGAGCAATTATCTTTTATAGTAGTATCACCGCACTCATTCAATTGAATATTTTCACAATGATCACCAATAGTAATATAAGAATTGCCATTGCCGGCTATCATAGTATCAGAGCATTCAATTCCGATGGAATGATTATTACCTATTACATATAATTTTTCATTACCTTCTTCGATTTTATTATTAAATCCTAAAACGAAACTATTGCGACTTTCTTTAATTTGATTATTGTGATCAAATATAACAATATTCTCACTATTATAAATATTATTATTATTATTAGATGTTGCAAGATCGCCGCTTCCACTTTGCACAAAAACAATGCCTCGTGGACCAGTCGCATAGTCAGAAGAGCATATTATATTATTATAGCTACCGCCATAAAGTGAAGTATCTTCTTGTCCAGCTTTAGTCCAAGTTCCAGTTTTTTGATCGGAGTTAAACCAAGTATGATCAAAAGTAAAATACCAATCAGCACAATAAGTATCTAAATAATTTTGGTCCACTACTGGCTCATACTCTGTATTCCATATATTTTCACCAACATAGAACTGTTTGTTCCATACGTTAGGGAAATCAAAATCGAACCAGAATGGAAGCCCATATTTTTGTAACTGACCCTTCTCTTCGCTATAATTTATATGTTCGCAAGGATCATCGGCATCTGGATCACCTGGCGCAAGACCATACATTAAGTACTGAATATTTTTGAAATCATACGGTGCTTCGTTGTTCCATTCATCTTTCATCCAGTAGATAACGCCTTTACCATTTTCTGCATCTGCCCAAGGAAAAATATTAACATTATTAAAAGGATAATACTGTAATTCCCAGTCAGTTAAACGACAATCCCCAAAATAATCATCGCGGCCCATATGCCATATCGCTTGGGCATGAGTATCTAATACGTCGACGTCTGTCGCAGTAACAATTATATCAAATGGTTTTTCAATAGAGCGTCCCCAGTGGTCATACCAAATATTACTTGGATCATCATCATGAACTATGGTACCATTAATCTTCGTCACATAGTCAATTATACGATACTTCATTCCAGGTACTAATTCATTATTGCCTATAGCCGCGCATAAATCACTATGTGTAATTTCAATCATCGAAACTCCGACATCTTCCGCGGCGATACCACTATCCACTAAATTTCCAGTTGAGTCTAGCGCAGGTAAATTACCTTCAACGGCACCCGTAACTTTATCGGCCTTGCCGCTTACATCTCCGCCGCCACCGCCTTCGGTAGTAGCATCATACCACTTATTATCGAAGCCAAGCATATAAGTTTTCTTTGAGGCGATAACGTAAACCTTATCACCAACAACAATACCGCCTTTCGCAAGCATTGCGTCTTTTTCGGCTTCGTCATGCGCGACATATTCTCGACTTTGAATATTGGGTTTACCCCAAGACTCTTTTAGTATGTAATTATCAGCCATTTTAATCACCTCTACTTTACTTGGGGTTGCCCATCGTAATCAATTACATAAGTTTTCTTGTTTGAAATGACATAAATTTCGTCGCCAAAGACCAAACTTTCATTAGTGACCAAAGCGGTCTTTGCCTTTTCGTCTTGCGCCGCCCACTTTCGTCCTTGGACATTGGGGCGATCCCAAGACTTCATAAGTTGGTATTTTTCCATAGTTTAACCTCCTTGCGCTTTCGCGCGTGCCTTTCGGCTTGAATTAATTCGTGGGATTATATTATGTAGCAAAGTTGCTACGAAACTACTATATTAGATGTATAATACTCGATATTAATTGAAGGGGTTCCCGTAAAAGTTCCACCTGTGCCTGTAAACATCTCTACCATTGCATTAGATGCGGTAGTTCCATCGCCAATAGTAGGAATACGATATTTATTAGAATATTCAGATGTTGAAGTAGTTGATAATCGAATATTATCACAACCGTAAAACATATACCCGTAACATTGAGTAGATAAAGTTGTCGCCCCTAATGCAGGTAATGTAGCCAAACTCTTACAATCAACAAACATTGAATAATAACATTCTTGTCGTAAATTAGTGGCCGGTAAACTTGGTGCGGCAGTTAAATTTGTACAACCGTAGAACATATTTTTATAACAAGCATTATTAAGAGTTGTCATAGGTAAATCTGGAGCTTTGACTAATCCCGTGCATCCCGCAAATGTATATAAATAGCAATAGCGGCTTACAGATGTTGGTAATACTATATCAAAATAAACTTGGCTTGCGTTGTAAAATAAATATGCAAAACAATAACTTTGTACCGTTGGAGTGGTTGTATATCTCAATAGATTAGATAGATTTCCTTTGCACGTTATTTGAACTCCTTGAAAAACCCAATAAGCATTAACACAATCATTTGAACGGCCTGTCGTTAAATAAGAATTGCTATCTCCCCGCAAATATAAGGTATAATATCCATTATTTAATTCGGCGGATATTGTTGTAGTACCATCCCAAGTATTCCAGTTGCTTGCCGCAGACTCATATATTCCTATATAATATAATGTACCATTCCAATTTTTAAGGCCATTATTAGTTTTTAAACTAAAGGGATGTAGTGAATATAATACTACAGCATCACTTGGCGCCTTAGGGGGTTCCTTCGATACTGATGCTGGAAAATTATTTATAACCGGCATTCTCCTTTTCCCTCCTTTATCTTATATCAAAAAGTGCGACCGTCGCCATCAATGTAGAGACGATCGCACTCTTATCTTCTAAACTTATTTACCCGCTTCGGTCGCAGTAATATGCGCATGAGACGCAGGACTATATTCCAGGTTAATTACGTAGTCATTATCAACGATAAATTCCCACTCACAAGGACCGCCAGTAGCAACAGTTTGACCATTGAACTTAATCCAGTTTTGAGGGCCAAAATTCGCATGGAGTATAACGGTATCACCCGCATTTGCTTCAAAGCTTCCAGTTTGATACTTGACGCCATTGTGCTCAACGCAGCAAAAACGATCAAAACCTTTGCCTTCAATATTAATGGTGAAAGTTCTTTCAAAGACAGCGGGATCGATACCAACTGCCGCAGCGATTACGTCAAATGGAACTATAAGACCATTCGTACCTTTGGTGTAGTAACCCGTTTCTGGGACGTCTACGATGATGAATTTGCCAGGAGCAGAAACTCCAACTTCTTCAATGATTGGCATCTCGAGTTCGTTGACACGCGGAATTGTGCCAGATTCAATCGCGCCATTAGGAGTAGTAAATAGAACGTGCTCAAGGACATCGTTTGCAGTTACATTAGATTCATTCATTTGAGTTGCCTCCTTATATATTTTCAGAATCGTCGGACTCTTCGATTTCGGGTTCGACGGTTTCATTGTCTTCGTTTTCTAAGTTTTCATCAGGGTACATTTCTCTAATTTGCGCCTTTGCCGTTGCAATTAGGTCGGTAAGTATTGATGCGAGAGATGAACCCTCTGCTTCGTATTCTTGCCATAGTTTATTGGCTTCATCAACTGTAAGTAGTGCATCCCCATAGGAGATACATTTAAGGGTCTCGTATGCGCGCTCGCGCCTCTTCGCGGCGGGGATCTTTACATACTCCCAATGCACGCCGTCCTCCTCGTTATACATCAAAACGGCTTCATACCCCTCCCGATACTCGCGGGCAGGGAAGTTATCTTGAGAAACCACGGTATCATACCCGCCGGTAGTTATACCTGCGCGACGGGCTTCTCCGTCCGGGTTAACACAAAATATGTATTTCATTTTATCATCTCCTTAGGGTTAGGTTATTGCTGAGTTGCATTACTACTAATAAATGCGTAGAGCGCTGCATTTGTAGCATCTGTGCCACCAGTTATCGAAATAGTGCGATAGTTTTGGTTTGTCCATGCTGGAGGCCCCGATTGTGGCCCATATGCTGTTGTTGTAATGTTTGGATTACTATAATACATAGTATAATCATCTAATGATAGGGTTGAATATGTTATACCATTACTAATAAAGTTAATGGACGAACTCGATGGATAGAGATATGTGTCAAATGGAGTATCCGGTGAAGCATTAAAGTACCAAGTAGTACCCGTAAGGTCGTGCTGCTCATATGCTGCACCGGTCGTATATGCGCGCCCGACAACTATCTCATCACCGGGAGCCTGAAGACTTCCGTTATAAAATATGCCATAGTTTGACGCAGTGCCGCCGAGGTGGACAAAATATGTTGAACTGGTTGGATCCATTTCAATACCCGAGCCGCTCGGTGCATAGGAACTATTGACCCAATCATACCAATACGTAGTATCCGCGTCGACATCATAAGTCGTTCCATCAATAGTGAATGTAGTCTCCGGCACTTCTTCATATGTAATCATGATGGGGCCGAAGGCTAATTGGTCTGCTGTATCAAGCACTTGGGTGACCGCGTCCTCTGTAGCAAATATATCGGTGTAATCTGATTGGTAGGGGTCCCAGTATGAGCATCGGATTTGATTGCCGGAAGTAGGATTGCATTCGATTGTGATATCATCGAGGTAATAAACAGGCCCATCTTGAGTTAGAGTGGAGGGTATCCGCATTTTTTGACCAAGTTGGGTGAGGGAACCGACTGTGGTGTTGCCATAGGTAACGGTCGCAGCAAGAAAAACATTAACGACAGGATAAATACGATACGTCTCACTGCTAACCTGCTCCGCAAGAGAACGAAGTGTAGCACCTGTTCCAGTATCACCAACCGCCAATCCTTGATCTGGGGTAGTAGCTCCGGAAGTAGCTGAAAAACCAAGAAATACATCAGAGCCGCTATATGTCCAAGAAATAGGATCTATAGCACCAGACATTGTAAAACCCGTTGCAGTAATGGAATATGTACGAGAAGCGAAAAAGGTACCCACGCTTTCACTACCAATATATAAACCTGTAGGTGTGTCGGCCATTTATTTTCTCACCTCGATTTTTTAATTACTCGATCCACCGCCGACGGGGATCTCAGAATAAGCAGCATTGGGCACTATCACATCCTCACCACGTTGGATTGCCGTTCGGTCATTTAGATAAACCATATATTGTGTGCCGCCGTACATATATCCAAGAGCTCCATTCACAAAATTGTATCGCGGGCTATTTGTATTATATTCACTCGCGACCCATTCTGCCCAAGTCATTCCTTCTTCCGCCTGAAAGGGGTGTCTGGCAATAGTAAATGTAATCAACGGATTTATAATATCGCAACTCCCATCATAAATCGGCGTTTCTATACTGACGTTTACAGACGAGAACCCGTCCCAGTTGCCATCCGAATAATCCCGTGCAGTAACTTGGATATCGAATGGAGTGTCTTGGCCGATAACACCATCGCCAAGAACTTTGGTGGGGAGATTATTGATCGCGGTTACAAATCCATCAGGATAGATTAGGGAAGCAGATGTCCCACCTTTCGCGCGGATTGCATCCGCAATGGAGGTGAGTTCACCGGTGCAGGTGAAATACTCGTCGACTTGCAATACCGCGGTTGTTTGGAGCCATGAGATCAGGTCAGTATTGGTTACCTCATCACCACCTGTAAAGGCAATGGTACGATATTCGGTAGCCGCCCAGCCGGTATAATATGCGTCAACACTTTGGTTTCCAACATAACGTAATTCGCCTCCATCTAAAACAAGAGCGTAGAACGAAAGATTATTGGACGTGAAGTTGACATCCCAACCTTGCATGTCGGAGGGCGCAGTTAATATTTCATTAAATATCCACGTTGTTCCGGTCAAATCAGTCACCGCCATATATCTCACCTCCCATTAACATAGATAAAAGATCTATTTAAGATACTTGAGTTGCGTTTGCTTGGAACCAGGCAATTAACGTTGCATTTTTGGCGTCTGTGCCACCGGTTATAGAAATAGTCGGAGGAGCACCAGTTTGCCAGTTGCCGTAATACACTAAATTTGAAAGACCACCAATGAACTCTACAAATATACTACCACGACTCACCCCATCACCAATCTTGGTATAGTTATAAGTACCATCAGAAAAATTCAATGAGAGTGGGTTACTGGCACTGCTTTGATTTATTGCATAAGAGATGGTATTATTAAATGTCCAGGTAGTCCCTGTGAGGTCAGTTAGCCCCGACTCCGTATGATACGCGCCATCATATACCGCCGGCGAATACTCCACACTAATCTCTGCAATCCCAACATATCCCGAATCTGGCAGAATCGTTGCCGTGCCGGGACTTGTATAGATTGCGGATTTGTAGGATTGGAGAGTACCGGTTGGCAGTGCATTTATAGCATTAACGTATCCAGTAGGGTAGGCGAGTGATGCGCCTATGTTGCCTTTGGTGCGGATCGCATTTGCGACGGATGCGAGGTCGATGTCATTTGTGAGATAGGTTTCGTTATCATTCTTCGTCACGGAATAAAGATTAAGATTAGCACTTAAGTTATCTACAGAGAGCGTGTCGCCATCTTGATATGTAGCAACGCTGCTACCGCTTGTTGTAGAAAAACCTAAAAAGGTATCTGTCCCTTCATATGTCCATGTTTTAGTTGCACTCATACCCCCACTTTTTCCGTCGTAACAATAAAGCGTTACCCCGGTTGATGTGAAGCTTAAATAATTGGGCGTAGCACGAAAAAAACACTCCCAAAAAAATACATCATCTATATTTACTGAATAGACACTAGGCATCCTTAAACCCACCTCCTCACATAAAACCCTACTTTTATCAAATTAGAAGCTCACCCCGTTCGCGTCAGGCACTGTCGCCGCAGTCCATGCGCCCTCGACAACGCGCAGTATTTTACCGTTATCTGCGGTCGTAACAGAGGGGAGACCGCCGCTTGGTGTTACAACAGTCCATGCTCCGTTCGTAACTTGAAGCGTTTTACCATTATCTGAAGTGGTGACAGCAGGCAGTTGTCTAATGGCATTTATTTGTTCTTGAATAGGAGGTAAGGCCGTCCAGTGCGCCGCATTCCATGCCTCTGCAGTGGTTATAGCCGTATTACAAACATAAATATTATTTGTATAACGTACAACCGCGCCGACTGCATAAGTAGATGTCGTAGAGTAATAAGGACATACAGCAGCATTAGCCCAAGCATAGAGGGCTTTAGGTGTCAACGCGTATGCTTCGGTAGAACTACCCGCGCCAGTATATAATTTAGTTATACCATAATAAGTAGTAGTAGCATCTCTACCATCTATAACTACATAGTTTGTACCATCATATATAAAACCAACAACCTCACCGGCATACCATTCATAACGTGCTGCATTTGTTGTGCCATAACGCTTAATGTTTTTAAGTGTCGCAGCGGTTGAGTTAATACGCATTGTAGGAGCACCGTTATATGTTTGATTGTTGGTAAATTTTACGAAGAAAATTGCGCCCGTAGTTAACTCAAAAAACTGATTGCCGCGCGCATCTGTAATCACAACTTCTTTTTGTTGGGTCGCCGCAGCCGTAGCGCAGGTGCCATAATAGACACCTGCGTTACGGAAATCAGCAATATTAACTTCGGTATTGTTTGGCGTTTGGATTTTATTCATATATGCCATAAAACATTACCTACCTTAGATTAATACATTAGGTTGAAGGAGTATAGGGAGTAACAGTAAACGTCTTGTCAGCGTGGTTGCAAGTCGCACTTGTGGTCTTATCGTACTTACCACTGACAGTAACTGCCGTGCTGGTATAACCAAGTGTAGCAGTAATAGTGGACGTAGTAAGTGCAAGACCACCATATTCTGGATCTGTTCCCAATACAACAGGCGCGCCCTCGTGAAGTTCGGGGAAGCTTCCTGCGTTCCAAGTCATAGTTGTAACCGCTGCAGTGTTTGCTGTACCAACAGAAGTAACAACAGTAACGGCAGCCTTAGTGGGTAGAACACCAGCACTGAAGTTCGCGCCAGTCATAGCAGTAATAGACTTTGTACCAACTGCGGTAACCACTGTTTGAGCCTTCTTGGTGGGTAGAGAACCGACGCCAGTAATCTCGTAAATGCTCTTCGTAAGAAGAGTAAGTTGTGGAAGCATACCGCTCGTTTCATTTTCAGTAGTTTCGATACTTGTAGTTGTAAGTGAAGGCAATGTACCAACACCAGTAATTTCATAAATACTCTTAGTCTTAACATCAATTGCCGCGGCAGTATGAGTAACTCCTGTAACAACTGTAACAGAATTAGAACTACCTGCATTCCAAGTGACAACGCCCATAATTGGCTCAAATATTGCTAAAGAAGTGTCAGTTGTTTCAAATCTAATATAATTACTAGTACTAGTAGTAGTTAGAGAAGGTAATGAACCAACTTCCTTAATAGAGGCAGTTTGAACACTAACTCCACCGCCGGAAGTAAGAGAAACACTCGTAACGACAGTAACAGAATTACGAGTCGGAAGTGTGCCTGCACTCCAAGTGGAGACGAGACCATCGATAGTTAAAGTAGTAAATCCAGGTAATGCGCCAGCATCCCAATTAATGCCACTTACAACTGTAACAGATTGACGTGTAGGAAGCGAACCAGTACCATCAATAATAGAAATCGTAGTAGCAGTAATGCTATCAACAGCATTAAATGTTGAAGTCTGCGGAGTTAACGAAGGAAGTTGTCCAACTCCCGTAATTTGAGAAATAGTAGCGGTGCCAACACTAGTCACACCACCAATATTCTTTGTGCTCCAAGTAAGAGAAGGAAGTGCTCCAGTTCCATCTTCATAACTAACAATTGGTTGAATAGTTTCAAATGAAAGTCCAGTAGCACCAACTATCGTAGCACTTGTTGTTTTATCATAATTGCCAGTAAATGAAGTGGTTGTAGCAGTATATCCAAGTGAAATAGAAGTGCAAGTAGGAACCGTAACTCTACCTTCGTCAACAAAAGCAAAGGCACCTTGTCCTTCATGGCCTATCTCTTCCCAAGCACTGCCATTCCAAATAAATTCTTTATCGGGGCCAGACGAAGCAGGGAATATAAATAAGTCACCCGTAGTTGCTTGAATATAACTAGTTGTACCAACTTTGCGATAATAGGCTTTTGTGCTTCCATCGGTCGGATCTTCCGCGCCGGTGCCTGAAGCATTTGAAGCAACTTTATCAACTTTACCAATATAAGTAACTCCGCCAGATAGTATTGTATCAATACGATCCTGTGCTAACTGGTCACGATACCATATTGGTTCTGAACGACCAGGCGCGCTAAACCGAGTTACAAACGGTGTATAATCAGGCATATTAAAACCTCCTTATAAATTATTCTGTAGTAAAAATTAAAAGTCCATCGGACTGTTGAGTTAAGTCTGTACGTACTTTATTGTTCCAAAACTCGCGTTCTTCTTGAGTAATGTGAACAGTAGTATCATTTATATGTTCATATATAGGATCATTAGCAAATGGAAGGTCATATAAATATCCAATACCATTACCTATCTTATAGTCGGGATAATGAGAACCAAATGCATCCGTGCGCGCGTCGGTATAAATATAAATCACATCTTTCTCTGCAATTAAGAAAGATTGAGCATCCCATTCGGCTTTTGTGCCAAATTTAAGATTGCTTTTACCATCTGCGCCATTATACACTTGGAAATCATAGGTTGTACCATCAGTATATACAATTCTATATGTATCATAAGTACCAGGTCTATGCGCACCACCAGTCCAATCTATATGAGCAATTCCAACACCGGTCTCGCCTTTCTCACCACGAATTGGCGCGGTTGTATACTCAGTACCATCACTCAATACAATCGTCAGTGTATAATCTGCATTCAAATGCACATTCTCAATTCCAACTCCCTCTGGTCCAATCGGAGCCACAAAGTCAAACTCCGCGCCATTGGTCATTACAATAGTATAGACATAACTTCCATCTTCTCTCTGTTCTTTAAATCTTACGTCTTTAATTGTTATATAGACTGGCACTACATCCGCGCCGGTCTTTACCTTAACCGGATGAGAAGGACCAATTATAACTCTTGCCATAATTACTCCTCCGCATTATATAACGTACTATGCATACGTATCGCAACAGTTGGGACCTCCGGCATTGACCCATCTACAAGCACCGGCCGCACCGATAAGTAAAATAACTTTCGTTCTTTAAACATATAGGTCTCTTCTGCGGTGAACGGGACTTGAAATGCGCCAGTTTCATCAATATAAACGCCATCGTCACCAGGATAAGTCTTTAGTAGCTTAACTGTACAATTTTGGTCATTATCTTGCTTGAACATAAAATCGACGTGATCAATTAAGTTTTTGTCTACTTGACACATATAAACCGGTTCATACCCTGGTCTTCCTTGCTGCATATCAATCCCTCCTTTGTGTATTATTCTTCTTGTAATTCAAAATTACTTAGTGATGCAATATATGATTCATTTTCGGTGGTATAAACGATAACTTTGCGTTGAATAATATTCTTTGAAGGTTCTGTAAAATAAGTAAATCTCGTAGTATCATTTTCGTCTAGCTCTATTCGTCCCATACTATTATCGAATTCAATACTAGTTTTTACAACTCTGCGCTCGCCGTTTTGTGAATAAACGGCTTTTGCTTTTTGAATTATGTCTCGATTGCACGAAACTTCAAAATCATCGAAAAAACTATCTCCGCGAATCATAAATATCACCTCTGTTCTTAAATAAGTGAAGTTTTTAGGATTAAACTCTACTTTTTTTTGGTGATAATTATGAGTCAAATTTCATCATATGAAGAGCAAATCATTAGAGTTCTACACAAGGAAAAAATACCATTTGAGCGCGAGTACGCATTTATTGACCTTCGCCGCGGACTTTATCGTTTTGACTTTTATATTGAGAGTAAAAATATATGCATCGAAGTTCAAGGTGAACAACACTACCAATTCGTAGGTCGATTTCATAAAACGAGGTCTGACTTTTTGAAGGGACAAGAAAGAGATCGCCGCAAAATTGGGTATTGTCTCGCGCACGATATCAAATTATATTGTATTCCTTATTGGGATATTCCCTCTATAAAGTCTTTTACGGACATCTGCGCCGACCGCTATCTAGCGCGCGACAAATACCATAATGATAAAATTTGGAGAGAACATCAAAAGACTATACAAAAATAGTCTAAACTCTACTTATATTGTGGTGAATAAATATACCAAAACTAAAAATGGAGGTGTTCAGACGGTATGGACTGGATTCGTTTAGTTCAAACGATTGCGGCAACCATCGTCTCTGTCGCCGGCGCATTTACGATATTTTGGAAACTATATAAAAAATTTCTTATGAAAGCAATTAAAGAAAGTATAAAATCTGACCTCGATCCAATCTACGAAAAACTTAGAACCGCAAATAAAAGCGCCGTACTCAACCTAAGATATCAAATTACAGATATCTATTATGAATACAAAGACCAAAAGGCAATACCGATGTATCGAAAACAATTAGTAGACCAACTATTTGATAGATACTTTATCTACCACAAAGAAAATAGTTTTATTACTAATATTCACCAAGAGATGAATGAATGGGAAGTTTTGCCATAAGTTAATATATATAAGTGGATCGGAGGAAATTTGACATTTCCTCCGATTTATGCTATAATAAAGATAGAGAAATCCAGGGAGAGTAGATAATTATGGTTAATTTATTAATTGGATTGGGTATTGGCGCGATTGCGCTATTAATATACGGAATCGCCGCGCGCCATCGCCGTAAACAAGATATTCAGCATCATAACGAAGATACTCAGCGCGCCATTGCAGAAGCACGTACTCAAATACGAAATGAAGAGCGTTCATATATCTATAATAATGAGAGAAAAACAATTCTTGCAGATATTTCAAATGAACTTTCTCAACTTCAAAGACAGCGCGACTTACTTATCAAAAACCAAGAGCGCGAATTAAACCAAATACGTGACCAGCGCTTTGAAGATATAGAGATCGCCGCGCAAGCGAAAGTAGACCGCCGCGCGGATGAATTCAAAAGATGGGAAGCAGACCGCACCAAACTTTTGGAAGAGAAGTATGCAAAATTATTTGAAGAATTCAATCAAAAAGAAGAAGAGTTAGTTGCGAAGTTGACCGAACTTACGACCGCGCGCGACCGTCTTCAAAACGAGGTAGACACTATAAATGCAGAAAATCATAAAGCCGAACTCGAACAGCACGATATTGATATGCACCGCATTATACTTTCGGATAGTGCAAAAGAAGACCTCAAATTTTTGGACTCGATTACTTCAAAGTTGCATCATCCGGAGATTTTGTATAAATTAATGTGGTCTGAATATGTACAAAAGCCATTCCAGCAAATGGTCAAAAACATATTCGGCGATGATGTGCCGCGCAACGTCATATATTGCATTGAGAATTTAGAGAATCATAAGAAATATATTGGGAAGACAAGTGCCGAAGTTAATAAAAGGTGGGCAGAACACGTTAAATCTTCACTTAATATCGGTACTATATCTGCCGCGAATATACACAAAGTCCTATATCTTGATTGGGACAATTTTTATTTTTCAATAATCGAAAAAGTTGACAATGATCAAAAATTGTCAGATAGAGAGAAATTTTATATTGACTTTTATAAATCAAATATTTATGGTTACAATATCAAAGCCGGAGGCTAATAATGGATCTTACATTAGGACAACAATTAATACTTGACTCTGATGCGCCGCGCATTGGCGTATGTAGTTGCGCGGCAAGTGCTAAAACTGCAACACTAACTGAAAAAGTGCGCCGACTACTTCAACAAGGTGTAGACCCCACCACGATTGCGGTGATTACGTTTACTAATATGGCTAGTGCAGAACTTATAGAAAGACTAAAAGATGACTACCAAGCAGGCCTTTTCGTAGGTACAATCCATAGTCTCGCCGCGCAAATGCTCGCGCGCGGTGGTTACGGAGCATACATCGACGAAATTGCAGAAGAAGAAGAATTTGATAAGTTTTTTGAAATATTAGAAGAACACCCCGAAATTGTAATCCATTATGATTGGGTTATTATTGATGAGGCGCAAGACACTGGTGTTCACGAACTCCAATTTATCTTTGATATGATAGACCCGCCGCACTTCTTCTGTTGTTATGATACGCGGCAGACCATATACCAATTCGCAGGTTCAGACCCAGCAATTCTCAAAGCATACCTCGCGCGCAAGCAAGCGCGTATCTATAGTCTAAATGAAAACTTTAGAAATAGCAAAAATATACTTAACTTTGCAAAGCGCATAATTCGGAAGTCTGGTGAATTAGACAACTCAGTTGCAATGCGGCAGCGCGATGGTCAAGTAATTGAATGTACTTATGATGGAGATTATTTAATGTCACTTATAAAGGCGTCGGGCGATTACTCTTCTTGGGCAATATTAACGCGTACAAATGCGCAACTCTCTCAATGTGCATATGACCTCCACCGCAATAATATACCATATAATTCCTTCAAACAAAGCGAAGTCACCCTCGCGCAAATGGAACAACTCCTCAAAGAAAATAAAGTAAAATTACTTACAATTCACTCTTCAAAAGGACTAGCCTTCGATAAAGTAATAGTTCGAGGCGCAGTATGGTGGGGAGAAGATGCCGTTTATGTCAACTATGTTGCCGCAACCCGTGCGAGAGACTTACTGATATGGACTAAAGAGCCTCCCAAACGAAAGAGATAACGAAACGAGTCAAGAGCAAATCTTGACTTTTTTCATTTTTTATGGTATAATATATATAGAAATTAAGTGGAAAGGAGCGATTAGATGGAATATAATGCAGATGCAATAAAGACCCTTTCTTTTAGAGACGCTATTCGTGAAAGAGTTGCAATGTATATGGGAAGCGCCGACAATCAAGGCGTACTTCAATGTATTCGTGAAATTGTTACTAACTCAATTGACGAAGCAACTATGGGTTATGGTAAAAAGATAATGGTCGAACTTTTTGAAGGTAACCGCGTTAAGATTACTGACGAAGGACGCGGCGCCCCGTTCGGATTGCGCGAAGATGGTACCGAAGCACTGGAAGCCATTTATATGATGCCCCATTCTGGGGGTAAGTTTAATGATAAAATTTACCAAAACGTTGCGGGTCAAAATGGCGTGGGGGGCAAAGGCGTAGCGCTCTCTGCCGATATATTCCAAGTATGGAGTTATCGAGACGGTCGCGGCGCGACTCTATGGTTAAATAAGGGAATAAAAGAAGGCTACCAGGAATATAATCTTACTTCTACTGATATGAAACACGGTACAATAGTTGAATTTGTTCCCTCCCAAGAAGTCTATAATCTTGAAACAATCAAAATTGACTTTGAAGAAATAAAGAAGATGTGCCGCGATTGGTCATATCTAATGAAAGGTATTCAATTTGAACTCATTAATCATATCACAAATGAGAAAGTAACTTATCTTTCAAAAAATGGGTTAATTGACTTTATGACGAATCACGCCGATAAAGTTCTGCATCGCACTCCTCTTTATATTAAAATAGAGGAAGATGGAATAACCGCAGAAATAGTAATGAGTTGGACAAACTCTCGTGCCGAAAAGTGGCACGTATTTACTAATGGACTTGAGAATGTCGAGGGCGGCACCAGTCTTACAGGTGTTAAAACAGCACTCACTAACTTCTTTAAGAAGAAATTCAAAGCAGATGGGATGTCGGACATCGCGCGCAAGGGTTTATTTTATGCGATTAATTGTAATGTTCCTAATCCATCATTTGCAAACCAAACAAAAACGAAAGTCAATAATCCAGAACTGCGTGGACTTTGTCAACGTGCAACAAATCAAATGCTTGCTGATTTTGAGTTAAAGCATAAAGATGAGTTTGATAAAATTATTGAATTACTCTCCAAAGAACTCAAAGCAGAAGCAGCCGCAGAGAAGGCGCGTAAACAAGTCCTCGATGCCGCAAAAGAAATAGAGAAAAATCAAAAGAAAAAAGTCTTCGCATCTGATAAACTCAAAGATGCTGAATTTCTTGGACCGGATGCTACTCTACTTCTCGTTGAAGGATTGTCCGCCGCATCATCTATAGCGATGGCGCGCGACGAGAAAAAATATGGTATATTAGCATTGCGTGGTAAACCCATTAATGCTTTCTCAAATGACGATGAAAAGTTCTATCAAAATGAAGAAATTAAACTTTTACTTAGTGCAATGAATATTGTTCCTGGTAAATATAATTCTTCAAAACTGAGATACGGCCGCATAGGTATATGTAGCGATGCCGACGCAGATGGCTTCTCAATAGGACTTCTTATAATGTGCGCACTCTACAAAGTTGCGCCGCAGTTTATAAATGAGGGACGTTTATATTGGCTTAGATCGCCTCTTTATATAATTAAAAATGGAAATAAAGAATCATATTATTACACCGATGAAGAATTCGCCCAAGCAAAAATTAAAGGCGAAGTCCAGCGTAACAAAGGTTTGGGTTCGTTAAGTGCAGACCAAGCGCACAATTCAATGTTTACTCCTGAATTTCAGCGGATGGAGCAACTCATCGAAAGTCCAGATTCACTTCAACTTTTAATGAATTTGATGGGTTCTGACTCTAAACCGAAACACGACTTCATATGGAATAATATTGATTTCTCAACTATAAAGGAGTAAGATATGCAGCAAAATTTAACTCCAATAATTAAAGACAGCTTTTTGCAATTCTCTGGCGCGGTACTTCAATCTCGCGCACTACCTGACGTGCGTGACTGTATGAAGCCGAGCGCGCGGCAGATATTTTATTGCTTATATACGGATAAATTCGTCCATTCAAAGCCTTTTCAAAAGACACTAAAAGCAATAGGTTCCGCTTTTCGCATGTATATCCACGGCGATTCAAGCGCCGAGGGTGTTATAATGCGCGCGGGACAGCCATTTGCAATGAGATATCCACTAATGGAAGTTGAGGGTGGCTATGGTACTTTAATTGCAAGTGGATCGTGGTCTGCTCCTCGTTACACATCTGCACGACTTTCAAAGTTAGCAGAATATCTCTTTGAGGATATTGACAAAGAAGTCATAAGCGAATGGCGCGATAACTACGATAATACAGAACAGTATCCAATGGTACTTCCATCCAAAGGATTTTTTAATCTCGTAAACGGAGCGTATGGGATCGGGGTAGGGGCGAGTTCCTCAATCCCCCAATATAATCTGCGCGAACTCAATGAGGCACTAATAAAAGTGTTATGGAATCCGGATATTCCTTTTGATGAGATATATGTGGCTCCCGATTTTGCAACCGGCGCCACCATCATAAATGCATCTCAAGTAAAAGAGTCGCATAAAAATGGTACTGGATTTGCGTGTAAGATACGTAGTAGAGTTGACTTCGATACACGCGAACGATGCTTTATAGTCACAGAGATACCTTATATGGTATATACTGAAACTATTTGCCGCGAACTCGAAGACATAGTCAATGGCGAAGATAACCCTGGTATCGACCGTTTTAATGACCTCACGGGCAAAACTCCAAACCTTAAGATTTACCTTTCTAAAAAAGCAAATCCCGATAAGGTACTTAAATATCTCTACAAGAATACATCACTTGAGTCTTATTATGGCATTAATTTCACAATGCTGCGCGATGGTCGCTTTCCCGAGACATTTACTTGGAAGCAAGTTCTCCAAGCGCATATAAATCACGAGATTGACGTCTATGTGCGCGGGTTCAAATTTGACCTTCAAAAGATAGAAGCCCGTATCCATATTATCGAAGGACTACTGCGCGCCATCGACGCGATTGATGAAGTAGTCAAAACTATTAAGGCTTCAAATGATACAAAAAATGCAAATCTCGCCCTTCGCGCGTTACTTGATATTGACGATATCCAAGCGAAAGCAATCCTCGACATCAAATTATCTCGTTTGGCGCATCTTGAAATCACAAAACTTCAAAATGAAAAGTCTAGCCTTGAAGGTGAGCGTGAACGCATTAACGCAATCCTTAACGATGAGACTCTACTTAAAAAAGAAGTAGAAAAAGGATTGCGCGAGGTCGCTTCAAAATTTGGAGATGCCCGCCGTACGCAAATCATAGACCTCGGTACCACAGGTGAAGAAGTAATCGAAGAAAAGCAAATTTCTCTTTCCTTTACTAATAAAGGCGCAATCTTCTGTGATGAAACTTCTACTCTATATGCGCAGCGTCGCAATGGCGTCGGCGCGAAGTTCAAACTTGAGGCGGGCGAATATATAGTTGATAATATTATCGGCAAGAATACTCAAAATATCCTATTCTTCACAGATAAAGGTAACTATATTGGAGCGTGTATCGGAGACTTCCAAATAGGAGAAAAACAATATCTAAACTCCTATATCACAATGTCTCCCAACGAAGAAGTGCGCGCGGCCACCGTCGTGAACACATCGAAGCAATATGTGATTTTTGTCACATCTCAAGGATATCTCAAAAAGTCACATATCTCCGAATATAATATGCGCCGCAAGTCCATTACTAAAGCATTAACCCTCGGCGCAGGCGACAGCATAGTATCTGTTCTATTCACTGATAACGAAAAAATTGGTATACTAACGCGCAACTCCAACTTTATAATGATAGAAACGACTCCCATAAATCCGATTGGGCGTATTGCTCGCGGCGTCATCGGCATAAAACTCAAAGACGGTGACGAAGTTGTTAGTGCGCGCATCATCCCTGCGGACACAACCGAACTATTCACAATCGCGGCAGATGGATATGCAAAGCGCACATCTCTCTCCGAATTCCATGTGACCGGCCGCGGGACAATCGGTGTACGAGTACAAAAAGCCGATAATATGGTAGATTTCCTCCCAATCTCTACAATCGGAGACGTCCTCATCGTCTCTAAATTTACCCAAATCCGCATTAACCTAAACGAATTCTCACTTCTCGCCCGCGGTGCTCAGGGTACAAAATCTCTAAAGATCGGAGCCAATTCTACTATAATAAAAACATCAAAAATTGGATAGTCCGAAAATTTGAAAAAATTGGAAAATTATAGTATAATATAATTAATGGAAGTTGAGGAAGGCTTCCAAAATTTAACTGAAAAAAATATTTCAAGGAGAAAAAATTATGAAACTCAATGACAATGGCGAACTCATTCTAACTGCTGGAGAAATCGAAGTCTTCAATTATGTTAAGGCTAATGGCGGCAAGGTTGCTATCAAGGACATCGCTGAGGCGACTGGCAGAACCGAGCGTTCTATCGGTGCTAATGTTACCGGTCTTGCTGGCGGTGCCAAGCTTAAGGATTACGCGCTCGTCGGCCGCGAGAAGGTTGCTGTCGATGGCGAAGAGAAGCCCGTTACTTACGTCGTTCTGACCGAGTCTGGCAAGAGTTTTACTCCTGCTGAGTAATCTATCAAACCGACATTATGGAGTGGACTCCTCTCCACGAGGAGTCCATTTTTGATGTAAATCTAACCTAAAAAAACAAGGAGAAATGAAAAATGAGACAAGCACTTAATGAAGTTTATATCGAAGGTATTCTTCTCGAAAAGAATATTGAGACCACCACTTGGAAGAAAGATGGCAAAGATGTCGAAGCCCTTGCTGGTAAGATCACTGTTGAAGTGCCGCTTACGATTGATGGCGAAGAGAAGAATCTTGAAATCGAAGTTCATATGTTTGCGAACAAGTATAAGAAGGGCACGACTGATGTCAGCACTGCTTATACCGCGATTGAGAATGTTAAGAACGATTTTGTATCTGCCGCGATGACTGGTAGCAAGGAAACCGCAGACAAGGTTCGCATCTCTAAGGCTCAGATAAAGATGAACGAGTATCCGGGCAAGAGTGGCGAAATCGTTTCCTATCCTCGTATTTATGGTAACTTTGTGAATAGAGTTACTGGTAATTTTAATCCGAGAGCGGACTTCTCTCTTGAGTTCGTACTTGGTACTTTCGCGCCCGTCCTCGATAAGGAAGGCGTTGAAGTGGAGCCGAAGCAGTTGAAGGTTACGGCGGTTGTTCCTGGTTATGGTGACACTGTCGATATTATTCCTATGATTGCTACGAAGCCCAACATTATTGATGGTATTGAGACGCATTGGGAGAAGGACAACACCTATAAAGTCAATGGTTATCTTATGTTCACTTCCGAGTCTCACATCATTAAGGAAGAAGCCGCCTTTGGTGATGCTTCCGAGCGTGTTGTAAAGCGTACTATTAGCGATCTCGTAATTAAGAACGGAACCGAAGCTTATGAAGGCGAATTTGCGTTTGACATCGAAGAAGTTGCTATGGCGCTTAAGCGTAGAGCCGCGGCTCTTGAGGAGAAGAAGAATGCGAAGAAGGCCACTGCCAATCTTCCTTCTCAGAATGGAGGCCGTGCGTCCCTCGGTTTTTAATTGGAGGGATATAAATGGCTATTGATTTACTTAATCTTGAGCCGAAGCCAATAAGTCGAGACCTTAGTGGTAAGTATATCTTATTGGCGGGCGCGCCAAAAATCGGCAAGACCGAATTCATTACGATGTGCCCGAAACCGCTTGTACTTGCGTTTGAAATGGGTACTAATGCGAAGGCTAATACATATGTTCAGCCAATTGAGACTTGGTCGGATTTCAAAAAAGTCCTAAAGCAGTTGGATAATCCTCAAATTAAGGAAAAGTTCCAAACTATTGGTGTTGATACAGTATCTATTGCGTATAGTCTTTGTGAACAATTCATCTGCGCGCAAGCCGGTGTGCAAAAAATTGGCGATATCCCTTATGGCGGCGGCTATAATGCTCTTTCAAAAGAGTTTGAAGCTTCCTTGCGCCGCATTACAATGATGGGATATGGCGTTACAATGACGTGTCACCTTAAGATAGTTCAAGATGAAGAGGGCCGCATACTTGGCGCGAAGCCGGACCTAAACGACCGCGCCCTCAAGATTGTTAACGGACTAGTCGATATTATTGGCGTAATAACTCAAGAGTGGAACGCTAATGGCGAGAGTGAGAGATATATCATAACTCGCGCCACAAAGGATATAAATGCCGGTAGTCGCTTTAAGTATCTACCTGCGCGCATTCCTTTTAGTTATGTTGCTCTTGAGAAAGCGGTTGGAGAAGCAATTGAGCGCGAAGCCGCTGAAAATAACGGAACTGTTGTAGACCACTATGAATACAATACTTCCGAAAAACTAAACTTCGCTGATGTCCGCGCTGAAGCGCAGAAGCTTTGGACATCGTTGGTCGAAGCCAATGAAGAAAATGCCGACATCATTCTCAAAAAGATTGAAATAGCGATGGGCCGCAGTATGCGCCTATCTGAATTTACAGAAGACCAGGTCGTATTACTACAAGATATTGTAGAAGAAATGCGCAAAATGGCACAATAAAATAGACGCGAAATTTTGGAGGGTAGGAAACTGCTCTCCAAATTTGCTTTTCTTTGAAATTTATGTTATAATATATATGTAAACTTTAAAGAAAAGGAGAGTTTAATATGGTAGATAAAGTATATCCCTCGACGCCAGTACATTGTAGAGTCTGTAAGAAGGCAATTGACAGAAATGCCGAAACAGATTGGGTAATGGCTTCGAGGAATTATTATTTTCATAATGATTGTTATGAAAAGTGGAAGCATTCAACAAATATTGATGACGACCAGTATTGGATTGAATTGATTTATGATTTTATTAAACGCGACCTAAAAGTAGAATATAACTATTTTATGTGTGAGAATCAGCGCCTCAAGTATGTTCAAAAAAATGGATTTACAAATAGAGGCATTTACTTCACCTTAAAATATTTTTATGAAGTTAAAAATGGCGATTGGTCAAAAGGACACGGCGGATTAGGAATTATCCCGTATGTGTACAAAGATGCGGCGCAATATTGGAGTCAACACGAGGATCAGCAAAAAGATATTCTCGAAAAGATTGTTGCTCAAGCCGAAGAACGCGGCAAGCGTGAAAAGATAAAAATAGAGCGCAAGCAAAAAGAAACACCAAAGCCAAAATATAATCTTGATGATTTAGGAGAGGATGAAGATTGACAGATAAGATTGCGATAATCCAGGTTATCGGTTCTTTGATGAAGAATCCTCAATTCCTACACGAGCCAGATAAGTATCAACTTGATTTGAGTGATTTTGGGACGAGGTTCGAGCGCAGCATCTTCGTAGCAATAGATAGTTTGCAACGAAACGGCGCGACGCGCATACGTCCAATAGATGTAGAAAATTTCTTATCTACAAATCAAACGGCGAAAGTTACTTTTGACGATAATAATGGAATAGAATTTCTCCAAGACGCAGATTATCTTGCAGAAGTGGATAACTTTCCATATTATTATAATCGACTTAAAAAGATTAACTTATTGAACTCACTCAATAAGATTGGTATTGATACATCTCAATTTTATATTGAGGATTTAACAAATCCGAAAGCAACCGATATTAATAAAAACTTTGAGGACTTAACTATAAGTGAAATTATTAGTACGGTTAAACAACAAATACTCAAAGTTGAAAAGAATTATTCAAATGGAGACACGACAGAAACTGAAAGTGCCTTCAAGAATATTGAAGATATTATAGATGATGCGGAAAACTATAATGATGTAGGTTTCCCAATCCAAGGTCAAATATTTAACGAAGTAGTAGCAGGTGCTCGCCGCGGATGTCTTTATATTAGATCTGGTTCAAGTGGTCTATCAAAGACGCGCCAAGCGGTGGGTGATGCGTGTTATCTTGCGTTCCCATTTAGATATGATGAGAAAACAGAGAAATGGGTTCAAGAGGGTTCAAATGAGAAAGTTTTGTTTATTGCAACAGAGCAGAACTTCAAGGAAATCCGAAAGATGATACTTGCGTATTTGACTGGGTTTAATGAAACAAAGTTTAGATATGGTAATTTCTCAGATAGAGAGCGGCTTATCCTTCAACAAGCGATGGTTGTTTTGGAAACATTCCAAGATAACTTCTTTATTGTGAAGATGCCGAACCCAACGATTGAAACCCTAAAGACAATTATAAGAGAGAATTGTTTGACGAAAGATATTGGATATGTGTTTTATGACTATATCTTTATTGGACCGTCAATATTGAATGAGTTTAAGGGTTTTAGTCTGAGAAATGACGAGATTTTGTTGATGTTGGCGACCGCGCTCAAAGATTTGGCAGTTGAATTAGATATTTTTATAATGACTTCAACACAGGTCAATGCAAATGCAGATGATAATAAAAATATCCGAAATGAGTCAAGTCTTGCAGGTTCGCGCGCGATCATCAATAAAGCAGATGTTGGCGCGATTATGGCGCGTCCGACAAAAGAAGAACTTGATGTATTGCAGGAGTTATCTTTGAAGACGGGCATAACTCCAAACATCGTCACAGACATTTATAAAGTCAGAAGTGGTGAATGGAATCAGGTTCGTATATGGACAAACTTTAACTTTGGTAATCTGCGCAAAGAGGACTTATTTATAACAAATTCACGTCTTGAAGTTGTTGATAACTTTAATGCGAAGTACTTCTATGAGTCTGGATATACAATAGAACAAGAACAAGAACTCAAAGAAGCCTTAAATAAGATAAATGAAATGGAGTTAGAAAAATGATTGATTATCAGCAAATTATAGAAGAACTCCAGGACGATAAGGTTAAAGAATTATTAGAACAACTCGGCGCGGAAGTTATAGATAAGCCAGGATATTTTATGATACAAACATTGTGTCATAATGCAGATTGCGCAAATGCATCACATAAATTATATTATTATAAGAACTCTCATATTTTTTATTGTTACACAGAATGCGGCACAGCGATGTCGATCTTTACTTTATTGAAGAAGTATTATGAAGTAAGAGGCATAGCATATGATTGGTATACAGATATCTACCAAGTTATTCTAAATTGTTCTCTTACGCATCCGACGCGCGCATCATCTTATCGTAGCATACGTTCAAACTATGAAGAAAGAAAAAATAGAAGAGAACTTCCAGTATATGATGAAAAGATATTAAATATATTCTCGCGGCAGTATCACGAGTCATGGATTAAAGAAGGCATCAAAGTAGATGCGATGCGCAAATTCAATATATTGTTTTCGTCGACACAGAATAAAATTATTATCCCACATTATAATATTAACGGCGGTCTTGTCGGAATTAGAGGTCGCGCGCTCAATGAATGGGAAGTTAATAATATAGGGAAATATATGCCAGTTCAAATTGAGGATAAGTGGTATTCACATCCCCTAAGTTTGAATTTGTATGGATTAAATGTAACTCAAGATAACATTCGGCGCGATGGTGTCGTATATGTTATGGAAGGCGAAAAATCCGTCATTAAAGTCGAAGGATTTAATATGGATAACTGCGCGGTTGCCGCGTGTGGCTCTGGATTTAATAAATATCAGTTAGATTTACTTCTTAGAACTGTACAACCGCGCGAGGTCATACTTTGTTTCGATAAAGAAGATAACACAGATAATAAATATTTCAATAAGTTGTATCAAATGTGCAACAAGTATAAAAATTATTGTAAGATGAGTTTTGTCTTTGATAGAGAGAGCTTGTTGCAACTCAAAGATTCGCCCGTTGATTGCGGCGAAGATACATTTAAAAAATTACTACAATCAAGGGTGAAAATATAATGCAAGTATCAATAAAACACGAAAATTTTAAAAATGATTATATACCACAACTCTTGTGGTCACGTCACATAACAGACTTAGATGCGTTTTTGCATCCTACTGAAGATAATATTCAATCCTTTAATTATTTAGATAATATTACTCAAGGAGTTGCGTTAGTTAATGACCTCGCGGCGGATGCTCGTGTCGGTCTAATCGTAGACTGCGATGTCGATGGACTTACATCTGCGGCAATTATGTATAAATATCTTAAAGATATTTATCCTAATATAATGATTGACTATTTTATGCACCGCGGCAAGCAACACGGTCTTGAAGATATGATGGATAATGTAAAAGACCAAGAGTTTGATCTTTTAATTATACCTGATGCAGCAAGTAATGATAATGAATATCTCGCGCAACTTAGCTATCCTGTTTTAATTATAGACCACCACGAAGTAGAACACATAGAGGAGTTGCCGCACAACGTCGTACTTATCAATAATCAATCTTCTCCATTATATGAAAATAAATATTTGTCCGGCGCAGGTATGGTTTGGCAATTTTGTCGTGCTTTAGACGATATTTGTGGCACTGATTATGCAATGCAATATGTCGATCTCGCGGCGGTCGGTGTTGTTGGTGATATGATGAGTGGTCTGGAAATAGAGAACCAAGCACTTTGGAAGATAGGCTTCTCGAAAATTAACAACTATTTCCTCGATACCCTCATTAATAAACAGGCATTCTCAATGGGAGGCGAAATTACTCCCACAACTGTTGCTTTCTATGTAGTCCCTCTAATGAATGCGATGATTCGTATGGGAACTGATGATGAAAAGCATCGTCTATTTGAAGCCCTCGTAGATGGCACTCAACTAGTTCCTTCGCAAAAGAGAGGGGCGCGCGGCGAATACGTACCGCTAGCTGTAGAGTCAGTTCGTGAGTGTGTCAATGCAAAGTCACATCAGAAAAAACTAGTTGATAGTATAATAGAAAATCTTTCTATTAAAATAGAGAAATATGGACTTCTCGACAACAAAGTTCTCTTTATTCGTTTGGACGATGATGATGTATTCCCATCCGAAATTAATGGTCTTGCGGCGATGCAGCTTACTGCAAAGTATAAGCGTCCTACAATAGTCGCGCGAGTTAACGATGAGGGATACATTAAAGGAAGTGCCCGCGGCATCAACAACTCAGAGTTAGAATCATTTAAGGACTTCCTACTTCAATCTAATATGTTTGAATATGCGCAAGGACACGCGCAAGCATTCGGATGTTGCATTCAGAATGGAAAACTCGCAGAATTCCACAAATATGCAAATGAAGCACTCGCAGATTACAATTTTGGAGAGAACTGTTACGAAGCTGATTTTATTCGTACTCCATATGATAAAGATCTAAAAGAACTCATAGAATCAATTTATGAGTATAGAGATATTTGGGCAACCCAAAATCCCGAACCTCTCATTTATATCCAAGATGTAGTAGTGCCGCAATCCAATATTCAAATCATTGGGAAAAATAATGATACCCTTAAATTTGATATAAATGGAGTTACATATATTAAATTCTTTGCGAAGGATATGATAGAACAAATTCGTGGTCTTGATACCATAAGTATCGAAATTATAGGAAAGGCAAATATAAATGAGTTTATGGGTAAAATTACACCGCAGATAATGATCAATGACTATGAGATTAAAGATGGGCGTCTTGCTTTCTAAACTTGACTTTTTTACGATTTTATGATATAATATATATAGAACAAGGTTAAAAAGGAGTGGGTATATGTTTGCATATCCAGGTTCGTTACATAACCACACGCAATATTCGAATTTGCGTTTGCGCGATTGCATCATCAAGGAACAAGATTTAATAGATTATGCAATCGAACTTGGTCACAAAGCAGTCGCGATAACTGATCACGAAACAATAGCAAGTGCAATCAAAGTTGAACAGTACTATAATAAAATAAAAGAGGCGCATCCCGATTTTAAGGTTATCCGCGGCAATGAGATATATCTTGTGCGTGATGGTCTTAATGCAGATAATTATAATAGAGAAATAGATAGATATTATCACTTTATTCTTATTGCAAAAGACTTGGAGGGGTTCCGCCAGATTTGTGAAATATCGACTCGTGCGTGGCAACGTAGTTATATGGGTCGAGGTATGCGGCGAGTTCCTACATATTATAATGACTTATTTGAAATTATAGGAACAAACCCAGGGCACGTCATAGGTTCAACGGCGTGTCTTGGCGGCGCACTTCCGGTTCAAATATTGAGAGGAACCTCCGAAGATAAACTAGCGATATGGATGAGTCAACTCAAAGAATTATTTGGAGAAGGCAACTTCTATCTTGAGATGCAGCCATCTCATAATAAAGATCAAATAACTGTAAATAAAAAGTTATTGGAGTTTAGTTATAAGTATAAAATCCCGTATATCATCACAACAGACTCACACTATTTAAAACGCGAAGACCGCACAATTCATAAAGCATATCTTAATGCACAAGATGGTGACCGCGAAGTTGATGAATTTTATGCAACGACATATATGATGGGAACAGAAGAATTGGAGTCATACTTCAAGTACTTCCAAAAGAGTGATTTGGTAAAGGCGTATGATTCGATCGAACATATAATTGATATGTGCGAAGATTATACATTGACGAAGCCTCTCAAAATCCCGGAGTTAAAATGGCAAGAAGTTCTCACATATTATAGTTCATATCCAGAGTGGTTTGAACGACTTCCGGCACTTCAAAAGTTTTATGAGTCGCCACATAAGAGCGACAAATATCTTGTAAATGCGGTCATTGATGGCATTAAACGGCATCCCGACTTACAGAACGAAGAAGCTTATGTAGAGTTGAATTTGTGTCTTGAAGATACTTGGGAATCGTCTGAAGTTAATAACGCGCGATGGTCTGCATACTTTCTTAATCTTCAGAGTATTATTGCAACTTGTTGGGAAGCAGGCACGATAATTGGTCCATCGCGTGGTTCTGGCGGCGGATTTGTGTTGCTGTATTGTTTGGATATTATCCAACTTAATGCATTGCGCGAGACCACTAGATGTTATAGGTGGAGATTTTTGAACCCGCAACGCGCGTCGGTTCTTGATATTGATACAGATATCGAAGGCGGCAAGCGTGCGCAAGTTCTCCAGCATTTAAGAGATGTATATGGAGAAGATAGAGTAGCAAATGTTGCCACATTTAGAACTGAAAAGTCAAAGTCCGCAATTCAAACTGCGGCGAGAGGTCTTGGAATTGATGTCGATATTGCACAATATATCTCTAGTTTGATTCCAGCGGACCGCGGCCAACTTCGTAGTTTGGATCAATGTATGTATGGTGATGAAGAACACGGATGGAAGCCAATCCCGCAATTCGTAAATGAAATGACAGAGAACTATCCAGAGTTGTGGACAGTCGCGCACGGAATTGAAGGATTGATATGTGGCTCTGGTATTCACGCGGGTGGTGTAATATTTGTTGATGAGCCATTCACAAACTCAACAGCACTTATGCGCGCTCCCGATGGTACGATTTGTACACAGTTTGAACTTCACGATGCAGAGGCCGCGAGCTTGATAAAGATGGACTTGTTGTCTGTCGAAGCGATGGATAAGATCCATAATTGTATTGATTTGTTGTGCGAATATGGATATGCAGAGCGCAAGCCAACATTAAAAGAAACATATGAGTCAATTGTTGGCATTTATGGTCTTGAGCGCGATGATCCCAAGATGTGGGATATGGTTTGGAACCATAAGATAACATCACTTTTCCAGATGGAGAAAAGTAGTGGCATTAACGGAATCGCGCTTGCGCATCCTGCCTCAGTTGACGAACTTGCAGTTTTGAACTCGGTTATTCGTCTAATGGCTCCAGACCCTGGCGCAGAACAACCTCTAAATATGTGGGCACGATATCGCAAGGATTTGGATGAATGGATTGAAGAGATGCGCAATTATGGTCTCACCGAGGATCAAATTGAGTGGCTTAAAAATAATAATGCAATCACAAGTGGAATATGTGAATCACAAGAGGGTCTAATGTCATTAATCCAAGACGATAATCTTGGCGGCAATTCACTTTCGTTTGCGGATAAATGCCGCAAAGCAATTGCAAAGAAGCAAGGCAAGCTATTTGAAGAATGTGAAGCGGCGTATTTTGAAAATGCGAAAGAAAAAGGATGCGATATGCGATTAGTCCATTATGTGTGGGATATCTTGCTTCGTGTCCAAAGGGGTTATAGCTTTTGCCGAGCCCACACACTCGCATATAGTTTGATTGCACTTCAAGAAATGAACCTCGCATATAAGTATCCAATAATCTTTTGGAATTGTGCGTGTCTTATAAGTGACGCAGGTGGCGCGCAGGATGACGCCGAAGAAGACGAAGAAGTCATCGAAGAACTCAAGTCTGAACCCGAATATTTCAACGAGATGGAAGATTTTGGAGAGGATGACGTCGAAGATGGCGAGTCTTATGAAGAAGAAGATTGTGACGGTCTTCCCGTTGAAGTCGTAAAGACAGCAGACGGCAAAAAGAAAAAGAAAAAGATAAAGACAACAGATTATGGACGTATTGCAACGGCAATAGGTAAAATGCGTATGGAAGGTATCAACATCTCCGCGCCGGACATCAATCAATCATCATATACATTTTCTCCAGATATTGAAAATAACTCGGTTCGTTATGGATTAAGTGGTATTGCGCGCATTGGTTCGGATTTAGTTAAGCGCATAATGGCGAATCGTCCATATGAAAGCATTGAAGATTTCTTAAACCGTATCAATCCAACAAAACCTCAAATGGTAAATCTCATAAAGTCGGGCGCATTTGATAGTTTTGGAGATAGGCAACAAATGATGATAGATTATATCAATATGATTTATGGAGAAAAGAAAGCTATAAATCTCCGTAATCTTCAAATGTTGATAAATTATGAACTATTGCCTGAAAAATATGCTTTTCAGATTAAATGCTTTAATTTTAATAAGTATCTCAAAAAATTTAAACGCGATAAGTATTATGATTTAAATAGTATTGCATTTGAATTTTATAATGAAAACTTTGATATAGATAAATTAACTCCGGCAGAGACTGAAAGCGGGTTTAGTATATTGCAAACTACGTGGGATGCAATATGGAAGAAGCAACAAGATATACTGCGGCCGCACATCAAAGCAAATGAACAGCAGTATAAAGATGCGATTAACTCCACATTATTTAATGAAATGTGGAATAAGTATTGCGAAGGTTCGGTAAGTAAATGGGAAATGGATGCAGTATCATATTATTCTCATGAACACGAACTTGCAGGTGCCGATTTAAAGTCGCGCGAAGTATCAAATTATTTTGATATGCCGGAAGAGCCAGAGTTAGATAGATTAATCCCAATCAAAGGGAAAATGGTTCCTCTTTTCAAGATTAAGAGAATTGCCGGTACAATATTGGATAAGGATAAGAACCATAAGACAATATCTTTGTTGACACTCGATGGTGTTGTAACTGTAAAAATCTATGGAGGAGCTTTCGCAAATTATGACAGACAGATATCTGTCAAAGGAGATGACGGCAAGAAGCACGTCATTGAAAAGTCAATGCTTGCGAGAGGCAACAAAGTTATCATCACGGGTATCCGCCGCGGCGACGAGTTCGTAGCGAAGACATATGCAAGAACTCCATATCATTTGGTGGAGTTAATTGAAGAAATTTATGAAGATGGGAGTATGCGCACACGTAGTGAACGCGCGCAAGTATAACTATGCCAACAGTAGGAGTATTCGATCACGATTTTTTTACATACACAAATGTAATCCCGAGTCTGGAATGCGCGAAACTTATCGCGTATTACAGATCACGTCGTGATATCACGGTTTTGACGCCAAACTTCTCCGCGCCAGCCTATACAAAGTATTTCTTTCAAAAGAATTATGACGATGGAATTGATGCGTCAGAATTTCTACTCCCTAATGTTTCTTATGGAGGACATTTCTTTAGTGGGGAGAGGTATAATCCTCTCCCTCTGGACATAGAATATACCGCGCCAAATATGAGTGCATATGAATCATATGAGCATTATTTTACCGGTGGCGGCGCGGGTAAAAATCATTTTCGCACAATTATTAGTGGATTACACGGGCGCATTTCTCTTGACGGCAAAACTATCGACCCAAAGTTGATTGATGTTTCGACGATAGACGCGCGCACGAAGACATTAATACTTCACGATTATGATATTGGTAGAATACCACAAGCATATGAATATATAAAAGAAATTGCATATTCTAAATATGTTAAAACAAAAGATGACTATACTTACCTCCGACTTGGGAATAAGTTTCCTCTCCAAATTACTAATCCGACTGAGTTCGAGCATTGGGCGAAGCTTCAGCGCAAAGGCGATTTCTATAACTTCCAATATAATGGTATAATGCCCGATGAATTCGTGGCTTCTCTTCCTCATTATACTAATTTGCCTCTACTGATTGACTTCCTGCCCGCGTCCTTGTTCACGAAGAATGATTTTTTGGAGAATGAGTTACGTCAAATTTTTACACAAGTCTTATTTTTGCGAAGGAATGGGATACAAATTTTACTTAATTATGAGGACAGTTTTGACATTCCGCAAGAGATCAAAAATTTATTTGTGCTTCTCAATCATTTCTTAAGTTTCGATAAGAAATTTAATGAACAGATGGATAGTTATAATAAGTACCTCACATTTCATAGCTTTTGTAAAATTCTTCCCAAAATAGAACAAAGCAATACATACTTCATCGGGCGCAAGAACCGAGTTAGTCGCGATGAAATGATAGATGCATTTCAATATGTGCGCGAGAAGTGTTACGCATTGTTTCGTATGTTTTATACTTGGGCAGACGTAACTTATCAGGGAGGTGAATTCTGCAATGGATTCAAACGTTATTAGAGAAAAAATTAACGAGAACAATAAGCGCATCGAGGAACTACTGCTCCCCAATACTTTTATCCTCAACAAAGAAATCTATGAACTACTAAATGAAAACAAAGAACTACAACGCCAATGCGTACACGAATTTGACGAAATGGGAATTTGCATTTATTGCGATGCTGAATATGAAGGAGACTAATATGGAAATAAAACTTTATACCACACATTGTCCTAGATGTAGTGTTATCGAAAAGAAACTCGCAGCCGCGCACATCAACTATACAGAAGTGAGTGATGAGCGTGCGATAGGGGCGCGCGGCATCGACGTAGTGCCAGTCCTTGAAATAGATGGGAAACTTTATTCATTCGGTAATGCGATCAAATGGATACATGATTACGAGGAGGAATCGCATTGAATGTAAATATTCGATTGAGTAAAAACTTTACTACTCAATTTAATAAACTACAAGAAAAATATGGAGAAGAGTTCGCAAAACTACAAGGTCTCTCCGATGAAAAACTGAGCTTTACAGATTTCATTGATAATTTTATTGACAGTGAAAATGTAGCCGCCGCGTCGGTTGATGCCAACTCCAATATAGGTCAAAAAGATATAGTAACTCTTATGAGTGAAATGAGTAAGCCACATAAGAAAATTCTTGCATTTAATAAAATATATCACGAACTCAATAAAAAATATGGCTTTAAAGAAGCCAATCGTATCGTTGAAGAACTATGGAACTATTCGCTTTATATGCACGATTTCGACACAAGCACTTTCTATAGTTATTGCTTTGCATATGATATCAAAGACATCGTAGAAAAAGGCTTATTCTTTATTGATGCGTATAATGCGGAGCCGCCTAAGCACTTAGATTCTTTCATTCAAATCTTAATGGAAGCAATTGCGTTTTTGAGCCGCAGACAGTCCGGCGCGGTTGGACTTCCGAACCTTATTCCATACCTCTATTATTTTTGGAAGAAAGATGTTGAGAATGGATATTATACAAAAACTCCCGAAATCTACCGTGACCAGCAAATTCAAGCACTTATCTATCGTCTTAACCAACCTTGGATTAGAAGCGACCAATGCGCTTTCACCAATGTAAGTGTATTTGATCATCCTTATTTTGAAGCGATATTTGGCGCCGCAGAATTTCCAGATGGCACTTATATGATAGACTACGAAGATGAAATTATTGAGTTCCAAAAAGACTTCATTCGCATCATCAATGATATAAGAGAAAAAAATGTTTTTACATTTCCGGTGCTTACTGCGTCTCTCCTATATCAAGACCAAAAATTCGTAGACGAAGAGTTCGCGCGCTGGGCGTGTGAAGCGAATATGAAGTGGAATATATTTAATTTCTTTACGGACTCAACAGTCAACTCACTCTCAAATTGTTGTCGCCTAAAATCCGATATTACCGATCTCTACTTTAATTCTATCGGAGGTACTGCCCTCAAAGTTGGTAGTATTAAAGTTTGTACGCTTAATCTCGCGCGCCTTGCATATGCAAGCGAGAACGAGCAAGACTATCTTATTAAACTGCGCGACCTTACTGAAGATTGCTTGAAGTCGCTTGATGTCGTGCGCCATATCATTAAACGCAACGTTGAAAAAGGGCTTCTCCCCAACTTCAGCTTTGGTTTGATTGATTTTGAACACTGCTATAATACAGTTGGCATCAATGGTATCTTTGAGACGATGAAGACTTTTGGGTATACTAAAAAAGATGAATTCGGTAATACATTCTATAAGTCCGAAGCGTTTGACTTTGGTCAAAAAATCTTCAAAGTAATCCAAAATACAATGGATAATTTCTTGCTTGATAAAGACTATCGCGGCAACATCGAACAGGTTCCCGCAGAGCAGGCCGCAGTTAAACTTCTAAAGAGCGATAGTTTGCTTTATCCCGATAAAGTAGTGCTAGATTTGCCACTTTATGGCAATCAATGGATACCACTCGGTATAAAGACTACTCTGAAAGAACGCACGCACATCTGCGCCGCCTTCGACTCTTATTGTAACGGTGGCTCAATTGAGCACTGCAACATTGATGGCACATTTGTAAACTTCGATCAAGCGTGGGAAATGTTGAACTGGGTCGCAAGCCAAGGCGTCACCTATTTTGCATTTAATGCAAAAGTATCTCAATGTGAAAATTATCATAGTTTTTATGGTGATGTATGTCCAGAATGTCATAAGCCCAAGAAGTATGAATATACGAGGACTGTTGGCTTTTACACTCGCACAGCCACTTGGAGCGACGAGCGTAAGGATGAATTTAAATTAAGGAAATGGATGGATTTAAACGATGAAGGCGAACGTGAATAAACAAAATGTTGATGAAGTGGGACAGCAATCAATTCCCCTTTCTCATCTTCGTAAAGTCGTGTCTAAAATGCACGACCTTCCTCCCGAAACTCCAATTACGTTTGAGTTTTTACTTACTGCGACTTTCCCAAAAATTTGGGATAATGTATTGGTCGCATTTGAGCGCGAACATATGGAAGGTATAAAGGAGGGCATAGAATATGGCAAAAATCAAGTTGAAGGGACTAATTGACGAGGACTTTTTGCAGTATAAGAAAGCATCAATGTTTTTAATATTTCCATATTGTAGTGGCAAGTGTAATGATGATGCCGGTTGTATTGTATGCCAAAATTACAACCTCAAAGATGAAGAAGTAATGGAACTTGAAATTCATTCAGTAGTTGAACGATATTTGAATAATCCAATTACTTCTGCGATTGTGTGCGGCGGCTTGGAGCCATTTGACACAGGCGATGACCTCTACAATTTCATCATCGCCGCACGTCAATATACAAACGACGACATCGTCATCTACACCGGATACAATGAAGATGAAGTATCCGAAGAACTAAAAGTCCTCTCCACAATTCCAAATATAATAATTAAATATGGTCGTTTTATTCCAGACCAAACCCCCAAATATGATGAAGTCTTAGGAGTGCAACTCGCTTCTCCTAATCAATATGGAGTGAAAATTTCATGAGAATTAAAATGACTGATGACGTTTCATTTAGAGAAAGTATACAGAAAGCACTTAAAGAAAATGATGGATATTGTCCTTGTCGCGTTCGCAAAACTGACGATACTAAATGTATGTGCAAAGAGTTTCGAGACCAGTTCGCCCGTGGTGAAAAAGGAGAATGTCATTGTGGTCTTTATGTGATATATGATGAGAAGGAGAAGCAAAGATGAAAGCATATTTAGCAGGACCAATATTTACATATGGAGATCTACTTCGAAATACGGAGTGGGCCGCGAAGATTCGCGCCGCCTTCCCTTTTATAGATCTCTATAGTCCCGTAGAAAATACAGATATCAATGGAGTCGAAGGCAAAAAGAAGTTCGCAGGTTCACAACTTATTGCGAATGGAGATAATGCCCGACTCGACTGCACCGATGTATTAATTGCTTGTATTGATGGCGATGTTATTCCAGCAGGCACTGCCGCAGAAATCGGTAAGTTTCATGAGAAAATTGCACGCGGCGATCGAAAATATATTGTTGGTATATGCACAGATAATCGCCAATGCCACATCACCCATAGTGAAGCCAAAGACAAAGGCGGAGCCGCGGAACCTGGAGAACAACAATATTCATATCATAACCTCTATGTAACTGGTCTTATCAAACAAGGCGGCGTACTAGTTGATAATATAGATGATGCAATTCAAGCAATCGCCGCGTGGTGTAGTGATAAGGAGATATATTAATGACTAATTTAATCTATAATGTAAATGAAAAACCAAAGCATTTACGCGAATGGTTTGGATATACAATTCAATATATATTCGCTGTTCTGCCAGCGACTATTTTAATCGCGCAAATATGCGGCACTTCCATTTCGGCAGGTCTCGTATCTGCCGGTCTCGGTACACTTGTGTTCCTTTTAATTACAAAAATGCGAGTTGCGATGGTTACATCCAATTCTGGCGCAACTGTTAGTGCAATTATTGGCGCGATGGCTTTAAGTAAAGCAGTTGATAAAGATTTTACCGGCGTTGTACTTGGTGGCGCAGTTATGATGATAATTTATGCAATCGCCGCCCTCTTCGTAAAACGATTTGGTACAAATTGGCTTAATAAATTGATGCCACCCGTTGTAAGTGGTACGACAATAATTGTTATTGGCGCGTCCCTTACGTTATTTATCCCTGGATATGCAGCAATCAATGGTGAGACCTCTTATCTTGGATTAGGTCTTTGCTTCTTTACGATGATATGCGCGGCAGTTATCGCGCACTATGCCAGAGGTATTTGGAAGACACTGCCCTTCTTAGGTGCATTAATAATTGGTGATATAGTTGCAATTATTCTTAGTGCTTGCGGTGTCGAAGGCTTAATGAATTTAAGTGCGCTAGTACCAGACTCAGTCGTATCTTTGCCCGATTTCGCATTTTTTCATTTAGATTTTGCCGCATTTGATTGGTCGAATCTTCCTGGCATACTTCTAATGTTTGGACTCGTCTCTCTCGCGGCAATGACCGAACACGTCGCAGATGTTAAGACTGCTTCTGAAATTGCAGAGAGTGATTATATTAATAACCCTGGTCTACACAGAACTCTTCTGGGTGATGGCGTAAGTTCCTTTGTCGGTACGCTAACTGGTGCGCAATGCACAACCACTTATAGCGAATATACTGGCACAATGGCGGTCAGCCGCGTAGCGAGTTCGTGGATTACACTTGCAACAGCCCTTTCACTTATAGGCCTCGCATTTATTACTCCCTTTACTAACTTTTTGGCAACTCTGCCGAACTGTGTATTTGCAGGTGTCGCGATTTGCGCGTATGGTATGATAGCAAATACTGGCGTGAAAACATTGATGAACTCTCACGTTGACTTTACTCTCAATAAAAATATATTTATCTTCGCCGGAATGTTCTCCGCAGGCATAAGCGGTCTATTTATTCCAGTAAATAGCGACTTTTCGATTAGTGGAATAGTCCTCGCAATGATCGTGGGCATTGTCTTAAATTTGGTATTGCGCGACCGTAAAATTTGCAAAAGATAAAAATTTATGGTATAATATTCTTATAAAGTAGAAAGGTAGAATATTATGACTAAAAAAGAAAAGCGTTTTTATAAGATGGCTCGTGAGGCGAGTTTTATGTCGGACTTTCGTATTGCAAGGGTCGGCGCGGTAGTAGTTCAAGGCAACTGCATTTTGTCGGTTGGTCACAACTCTACCAAAACTCGTCCTCTCCAGCATCGTTACAATATATATCGTCATTTTCAAAATTATGATGAGTCGGTCCCGCGGCAGCACGCTGAAATTGATGCGCTCTCGCCTTTGATTGGGAAAGAAATAAACTGGTCAAAGGTTAGTATTTTCATCTATAGAGAGTTGCGCGATGGCACTCCCGCGTGTAGCCGTCCTTGTGAGGCGTGTATGCGTCTCATCAAAGACTTAGGTATTAGGGATGTATATTTTATAGATGAAAATGGACGATATGTATATGAACACGTAATTAAGGAGAATTGATTATGAGACTTTTACAGCAAAAACTAGACTATATTGTTGATACTGAAGATAGTGCAAAAGAACTTATGGAGAAGTTCCGCGCCAATGCCACTAAAGAGGGTTATACCATTAAGAAGGCGTCATATGAGCGCAAAGACAAAAAGTCGAAAGGAGAGATTATCGCGACTGTTTTTGTCGTTACCATTGTGCAGGTCTTCAGTTCGCTTTGGGAGGATGTTGAGTAATGGATGAGAATAATGAAGTCCAAAGCGTCATAACTCCAGACCCCGAAGTACTACAACCCTTAAAGGATCAAATGAGCGAAGTATTTGGTGCGGATATAATTAACGATGAGACTTTGACTCAAATTTTGGGTTTATTGGCTCTTGAAGATGACCAATTTAAAGTCCTCGCGCCGATTATTCTTGCAGAATATGAGCGTCAAATGAATGATGCCAATACAAGAATGGAACTCATACAAGCTATCAATGCTAGCGGCAACAAAGTTGAGGATATTCTTCCATTTTTTGAAGAACTAACAGGCGTCATTGACGAGATTGAAGAACTTAGCGACATCAAAAAGAATTTTCTAAAGCAACTGCTTGGTGTCGTCCTTAATGCAGTTAACGAAACTCTTGGTATTGCCAAACGTGTCCTTAATGTTCCAATCGAACTGTGTAGACCCGGCGCGAAGATGCCAATATATGCGCACGATACCGATGCTGGCGCAGACATCTACTGTCCCGAAGAAATCACCATTAATCCCGGCGAACAAGTAAAAGTACCTACTGGTATTAAGATGGCTTGCCCCGTGGGATATGCAATGCTTGTCCATCCACGCAGCGGACTCGCTAGTCGCACTAAAATGCGTATTTGTAACTCAATTGGACTTATTGACTCTGGATATAGAGATGAAGTTTGTCTCTTGATTGAAAATACAGACAATGCAGTAAAGGATATTACATCTCACTATGATGATGATGGCAAACTAGTCATCGATTCCATACTTTATGGAAGTCCACTTACTCTTGGCGCAGGAGAACGCATCGCGCAATTCCGACTTGTGGAAGCACCTAAAGCAAACTTTATGCAAGTCAATACAGTAATGGAATACGAAGGAGACCGCGGCGGTGGTTTTGGTTCCTCGGGAATGATGTAATATGGGCGCAATCAAAATAGAGGATATAAAACAACAATTAGCCGAAGTTGGATGGAAAGTAGTAACGCCGCAGTATCAAAACTTAAAGACCGAAATGGAATTCAAATGCCCCGAAGGTCATAGCGTTTACTCAACTTGGGGCAAGATGCGTACAAAGCAAGAATGCCCAATATGCGCGAAGAACGCATACACACAAGTTTTTAAGGAGTTACCGCAAGTCCCCTCCAAAGGAAAGGCATATCGAGTATTAGCACTTGACCAAGCAACGCATCGTACTGGATATGCAATATTTGATGATAAAGACCTAGTTTATAGCGGTGTGTTCACCGCAAGCGAAGGACTTGAAGAAGTTGCGCGATATCATCAAATTAAAGAGTGGCTTATAAATGCGGTCCATAATTGGAAAGTAGATTATGTTGGACTAGAAGGTATCCAATATCAAGCCAATCAACAAATGGGAGTTACGACATTTGAAACATTGGCGGAACTTAAAGGAGTATTGAAAGATACTTTATATGAATTAAAAGTACCTTTCAGAGTATGCCCTACGAATACGTGGCGGCACGCAATCGGAGTTAAAGGAAGAACGCGCAACGAAAAGAAAAGTTCAATGCAAATGCTTGTGAAGAAATGGTTCGGAGTTACAATTGATGACGACCGCGCTGATGCCATTGGTATTGGGAAGTATTTGTGTGACAATATTGTAAAACAGCCAACTATTTTATTTGGTGATTAAGAAAAGGAGAGCAACTCACGTGATTGCTCTCCTCTTTTTATATGTATTGTCTTCGCGGCGGGTGTCCTATGTAAAGCAAACGCGCACAAGACCTCTGTCAAAAACATAGGCTCGCGCGCGAATGTACGTATTAAAAATCTACAATCGGACTTAATTTAGATACATCTTCATATGGAAGTGAAAGTCCTTCAAATTCTTTTATATTGAAATGAATTGATATATCTGCGACATCAGTATCATCAAGTTCATTCATCTTGGCTTGCGCCGTTTCGGCGTCTTTGAAGATTAGAGAACCAGATTCATCTAATTTTAATTCGCCGTTCTCGTCCATCTCACAATATTCTCGTATGATATTTTGGACTTCTTGTGTATAATAAGTATATGAAAGTTCGGTTTCATCGAGAATTTTTTTTATACGGAGGCCAGTGCCGGCATCGAATGGTTCGGTATGGTCTATAGTAATGCGAGTAAGGACTTGGTAGATTGGGACAATATCGCGTAGTTTCATATGCAAAATCTCCTTTTTCAGTTTATATTTATATTATAGCATAAATTTAGGGATTTTGCAAATTTTATTACCATTCTCCACAATCTATTGTACAATTATTAATTATTGCATTTTGTATGTAATAATTATTGCCATATATACCTGTGGAATATAATCCATAGTGATTACTTAACTGATAAAAATATAATGATTGTGCTGGAATAATATTATTAGCAATTGATCCATTAATACCTAATAAATTTTTATTTATTAATAACATATCAATTGATGCGGGAAAACTATCATATAAAGTATCGGTACCTAAAATGCAAATATTGCTTTGAGTAGTCAAATCAAAACTTGCTTCTTCAATAGGAAAAGACCATATAGGTGGTATTGAGCTTTCACGCTCAAGATGAATTAAATCATAAATTACATAAGTACTAGGAGTGCTAGCATAATATCCGCAATAATAATATAAAAAACGAGGCGATTTAATTAATTTATCATTAGAGCATAAAATATGATACTTACCATCACTCTTAGTAATACTCGTAATATCATTATCTGTCAAGTATTGTCCAGAACGACCCAATCGAATTAATTTATCGCCATCTTGCCATTGATATTCTAATAGCGGTCTGCTTCCACTAAAAGTAATATTATTATTAGTTTTAGAATTCACAATTAATGATGAATTAAAAGAATCAATTTGTATTTGATTATTTTTATTAATAAGGCAACAATAATCACCAACAGCAAAATTTGTAGTATTTTGTACGTTAACTTGATCAGTACTATTCCTACTTAAAACTGTCGTACTAGGATTAAATATTAAAGTACTTCCAATATCAACATTTCCCGTAAAAATACCACCAGTAGCATTTACAACACCATTAAAATATCCGTTATCTGCGTAAATATTACCCTTAACTTTTACATTACCCGTGGCTCGATCAATTCTAACTTTTATATCATTATTTGCTAAATAATCATCCCAAGTCGGGTCAGAGGGCAAACTCAATGCGGATGAGCCACTAGCCATTGTAATACCATCCATATTAGTTTTTACAAAATTATTTCCAGTATTACTAATATCGGTATATGCAACTATACCCTCTCCAGTCCATCTAAATCCAGCAGTTTTTCCATCTATATCTTTATTTTCATTCATAATGGTAATTTCATCTGCTTGGATTGAACCTTCGCGCAGTGCTTCTGGTCTTACACCTTTCGCACCAACCACTTTAGTCCAGTTATTGCCATCTTCCGTCATCAAAATGCCGCCAGATGTAACTTTAAGTTGATTGCCGCGGTTAATCGTATCTACGACAGTAATACCGGTCTCATCTTTAACTACGCAATCATTTGTACTTGAGAAATTAAGAGAACTTGAACCTTTTGTAAGTGCCTCTTGAAGTACTTGAAGCTTTAAAGAACCGTCGTCACTAAATTGAGAGGCGGTTCGTGCGAAGGAGCCTTCTTGAGCTTTGAGGGATTCGGTTGATGCGGTAATGCGTTGGAATAGGTCTTCAAAACGCGTCTTATAGTTTTGAACTTTGATTGCATCTTTTTGCGGACTATCAAGATTAAACGTAGTTTCAGAAATGAGAACGCGTTCACGGCGAGGTTGTAGATTATCAGGAGTCATACCTAAAAATTCTACATCTTCAACGTAGCCAATATCACCAACGTGCGCTTTCTTAAGTTTGAATTCGTCAAGAGATTCAAGACTTATGACATTAATATCAAATTTGAATTGGGGACGAGATGATGTACGAAGTACATTTTCTGCGGCAAGATAATAAAGATTATCATCGTAGTAATCAGAAGAATTCCAAGTGCCTTCTTGGATAAAACGGGAGTATTTATTCCAGAAGGTAAGTTCTGCCTCAGTTTTCTGCCTAAGACAATTATCTTTAGTTATTTGTGAGGTAGTTAGAATATTATTTAAATTCTTTAATTGTTCATCATATGTACCATCTTCATTTTCATTCGTTAATGCAAAGAGATTTGCAATTTTTGTTTGCAAATCAAGAATTGACCCATGAATACCTTTAATTTTATCATATTTTAATTCTTCTGCAGTAGGATACATATCCGAACCAGTATTTACTACTACTGAAGTTAGTGGATACATAATAGTTGCTTTACCCTTCCTTAATCTCATAGAATATGTAGTAGGATCAGCCGTACTTTGTTGGAAGCTAACGAAAGGATAAGAATAATTTCCTCTATATATAGGAGTTTTCTCACTAATAAGAGCTATTTTTCGATCAAATGTGGATCCAGTAATAGCACCAGCATATATTTGAGCATTAGAGCTATTTAGTTCGGGCATATTCGGTGGTAAGCTATCCCAAACAGTTCCATTATAAATATAACTTTGTCCATTATATATTACTAAATAACAATTGTAACTAGTAACAGTACCGCCTTCTTTTACTTCGCCCCAATTATGTCCACTTAATTTTAAATATTCATCTTTTTTCTCTTGCAATTCATCAATTGCCGCTAAATAATCTTCCCAATAAACTTTTTTCAAAGATTCAATATCTAATTTTTGCAAATAGGCGTCACGATATGTAATATTAGCATTATCATAAGTCTCATTCAGTGCTTTTAATTTAGGAAGAAATCCTATAGGCAAATCATCAGAACTTGATATATTTTCATCATATAATTCTTCATTAATTTCCTTACGATTTAATAATCCTTGAGAAACATAATAATCAAAATTAAGTATAAAACTGTCTTTTGATGGATTCTCATTCGCGCGTTGAATAGTGCATATTCCACTAGGCGCGATCGTAGTTGGATTTTCAGCGACAATAACTTTCGTTACGAGTTGATCACTATTATAATTTTGAGACAAAGATTTTAAGTCAATACCTTTAGAGAATATAATTCCGGTATCGCCGCCAACTTCTTTCTTAAATACAATATTTTTTTGATAGCGGTTGTTACGATAGACTATTGCGCCATTCTCTTCGTGTTCGATTTCAAATCTAACCCAACATTGAAATGTTTCTGCAAGAGTTTGAAGCAAATTATAGCGATTTGATTTTTCTCCTTTAATTGAACGTATCCGTTCGTATTTTCCATTATGATAGTTCATTTGAGGAGTAAAATTTGGTTTATCGGCTATTTGAGAAATACCAGGCGGATCGTATATAGTATCTACCCACGGTTCTTTAATATCTTCTACTTTTTCCGCAGAATTTTCAGGTAAATAATAATATTCAACAGTTTTCTTTAATGAGGTTTTATCTATATCTCCTGGATTTATACGTTTTGTAGAACCGCCTTCAGTATATTCAACTAAACGATAAAACTGAAGATCATAAATTTTAATAGTTGCTGACGCGCCAACCACGGGAGCAGTAAAACCTATACAATAAGTGGCCTCACTTTGAATGTCTTGAATAGAGATATCTTTATGACAAGTTCCGATCCATTCCAAATATCCGTCACTTATTGTTCGAGTTCCAAAAGTAAAATATTCATCAGAGTTAGTATAAGTATAGGTCCCATCTGATAAAATAGAACATTCTCCTACATAAGGTACGAAATCACTGGGTCTCCCACCATCTCGCTTTAAACGGAAAACGTATTTTTGTCCTTTGCTAATATGACCGTTAATACTATTATAATTATTTTCTATACCAGTATTTATTATTTTAGTTGCTGGAGTTGAAGAAGGTATATTTAAATAAGTAACCTGGTTGGGGACAACGCCTCCAGTTTCCCAAGATAAATCTACAGTTGTAGGATTGTCTTGTGTCGAAGCATGCCATCCTTTTGTATTTGTAAAATTAGAAGGATTAACAGCAATATTTTGAATAACTGTATAATTATCAAATTCGGTATGTGAATATTTATATATATCCACTTCGTCATTATTAATTGAAGTAGTATATAAATCAACAACTTTATTTAATTTGGGATCTACTTTTGAAAGTTGCTGATAAACTTGACGTTCCGCGTGATAATCATTAGATACTTGTGCATATTTTGGAATTTCAAATAATAATATTGAAGTATTATAATATACTTGAATATATTCTATATCTACCCCATCTATGGTCTTTGTAGTCTCTTGATAAGTAATATATTGTTCTTCAATATTAAGTTTAATTCCATTCGTTACAAGAATAGAATCATTCTCAGTCTCCCAATCTCCTTCACTCAAATATACAAATTGAAGGAATTTATTTCGGTTTTGGAAGGTAGAATAAAAAACTAAACAGGGCCGATCTCTTTCTAGGGAATATGCCCCATAATTATGAGTAATAATTGAAATTGGATTTGGAGAACCATTTAAATTCGTGACAGTTTCATATACCGCCTCTTCTCTTAATTCCTCTACAATTTCACTATTTTCTTCATCTACTTTCCAATCAGTATCTTTAAGTATCTCTTTTGCGAGTTCGGGAGCGGTGCCCATATTATTTTGAAGTTCATCTGCAAACTCAATATTATATCCATTTTTGGATAGTTCATTTATAAATAAATCCTTGCAGGTATATGTAATCGTCTTCTTATCAGAAGACTTTTTCATATCTTTAATTACAAAGTCATACCATTTATCGCGCCAAAAGACTTTAATTTTTCGCTCATTTATTAAAAGAGGAACATAAGGATTATACTCAATCTCGCCGGTATCATTGCTTACATAAGAGTAATACATTGTAAATGTAAAAGTATTAGTGCCATTTACGTTATTGACGAGTTTAGGTTCTCGCGCGCGGCATTGTGCGTCCATGCGCACACCAGAGTCGTGCATATTAGATTGACCTATTATTGCAAGGCGACGCTCACAGTATCGACCTAAATCATTGTCATAATAATCTTCCCATACGGAAATTTCATACGTAGTCATCGCGCGCCTCCTTAATAGTAGAGATAATCATAGTCAATTGATGCTGAACCTGAAACTCCGGTAATTACCATCCTAGTATTCGCATCTGCAGTTGATGTTGGAATCCCAATAAAGTTATCTTGTGTATCAACTGGTATTGTCACAAAATTCATTACATCTGCCGCGGTATTGAACATTTCAACAGGTACGAAATCAACCGCCGCGACACTACTTGAATCTGCAGTAGTTCCAACTTTTATCATATTTGTTTTTGAGTCTATTTGGAGGCGATTTGCGGATGTAGTAGTAGTAGTTGATACCTTTACGCCATTAGAAACAGTAGTAGTTGGAATTGTAATTGTCGGCCAATCTCGATTACTAAAATGAACTAATTGTACTTCTCCAAATGAGTCATTAACCATAGAAATACTTTCGGGAATATAATTTAGTGTAATTTTATAATCAGCGCTCAAATCACCAGGATTGTAAAGATAAGCAACTGCACTTGAACTAGTAGTAGTAAATGTATCGAAATCTCCTTTAGTAGACAACCAATTAACAGAATTTTTCCATTCGTTGCTCATGGCTTGTTCATATGGAGGATATGTAAAAGATGCAATAGGCACCATTGTATTATCTTTAAGTTTTACAGCAGTTACGTCAGTTGTAATATAAGCAACTTGCTCTGTTTCTAAAACTGTGGATCCACTGGCCGAAGTGATAAAAACATTATTTTTAAATTGTATGGGCGTTTTATCTCCTCCATAATATACTTTATATCCAATACTTCTCATCCTAATATTGCTATCTGGTATTTCTGAAAATAAATAATCTGCATTATTAATTATTGTACCAGACGGATCATTAAGTATAACACTATCAAATATAACGCCATAATCAGAAATAGCGGATGTTTTAGCATAAGTATTTATATATTTTTTCCCATTCACCGTTCTAGCAAAAGGATAGTAACAAACAAAAGTTACCTCTCCCTCCCCTTTATATATGCGCTTTGTTTTGACTACATTATTTTCAATATATTTTTCATCAAAACAAATAGTCTTCAGCGTCGGAGGCGCGCTTGGCTTCGCCATATAATACTTATACGGTCTTTCATCAAAAATTAATTGCTTAAATGTATCTTTATTACCCAACCACAATCTAAGTTGCCTATATTGCGTCTCCGTTAAACTATCAAAAGCAAAACTTATCTTAAATTGTCTTTGAGTATAATTAGCATCAAAGAAATAAGTCCCATCTCCACCAGGGACGGCAGTTTTATTCTCATTAAATTGAGGTATTAACTGTTCCTCATACCGATTTGAAATCGATACTCGATATAGATCGAAATCACGAGAATTAATACCACCATATCGAAACCCAATGAAATCGGTATCCATATCCATCTCCTCCTTTAAAATTTATTTAATACGTACAACCGCGGCATCGAGTCCGATGTATGTATCGCGCAAGGCGACCGCCGCGGAGACATTACGTAAAGTTAGATATGGGAGAATAGGATATAGAATATTCATCATAAGATATGTATATCCTATTCTCCCAATTTAATGTAATTTTTTATAGTCGAAGCTCTAGCGAATCCAACCAATTGAATTTACATTACGGTAAGCGGAATCATCATAAATTTCGGTTTTAATCTTTTCTGCGAGTTGTTCTACGTCGTAGTCACTTGCAAGTTGGTCTACTTGGATATTGATTTCAATAGATGTGTCGCCGTAAGATACGTTTTGACCAGCAGTAAGGTCAAGAGAGCGAAGCAAGTCTGGAAGTTGGAGGAATGCTTCTGTTTGAACGGGATTGAGAACGTATTCAGGACGATTAGGTGTGCCATCAAGCCACGCAGGACCAGTAGAAGTAGCCAAACCGCCACTCGCATAACCTAATCTTGACAATCTATCTAATACTGCAAGTAATAAGTCTACATTTCTTGCTCCTTCGCCTTGTTCTTGCCATATTCCTGATACATCATGATTCACAAAACGATAATGAAGGCTATTAAAATACTTAGCAATATCTGAATAACCGGCCTCATTTGCTTTCTCAGCTAATTTTTCTAATCCCTCTCGAGAATAAATTGTTTCATAAGCCCCAGCGCCACCAGAATTTCCGCCTTGTTTCATAAAATATTCATAAGCACCTTGGCCACCATGATTGTTCCACCACGTTTGTTCATCTGTTGTTAGGTCCTTCCAGCTTACACTTAAATAATTATCTCGGTATAATTTGCCAATGGGGTCTATTGTCTTAAGACCCTTTATTAATTCATCCCATAGATTTTGCAAATGATTTTTTGCTCCACTAGAATTTATAATTCCTGTGTCAATAGCATTATTCCAACCGGCTAACCAATTTAAAAAGGCCGCAGACCCAGCTTCATTCCAACCAAAAGCAGTTATTATTTTATTAAGAGCCGACATTTCTTCATTAAGTTTCTTTAATGCGTCACCAGTCACTGTCCCAGTCGCGACAGCGCTTTGTAAATTAGTCATTTGTTGCGTAAGCGCCCCATTCTGTTCAGACAATTTAACAGTTGCATTAGACATTGCATTCTGCAAGCTCTCAAAAGAAATATTGCCATCAATACTATTAATAATTGTTTGTATATCAGTAGGAATACTACCATTAAATATGTCAGAAGCTTTGTCTTGAAGAGCTTGTTTAACTGAATTATAATCTCCATTTTCTATAGAAGTTTTGAATTGCTCATTAAGACTATTTATATAATTATCAAAAGCAGTAATTTGTTCTTGCTCTTGGCTAAGTCTTGTTATAATAGTATTGATTGTCCCTTCTAAGTCCCCCAGAGCCGTGAGTGTATTAAGTATATAAGGTCCTGCGACTTCAAATGAATCCTTAAATTCATTCATTGATATAGTAATATCAGTAACACTTGCTCCTTCTTTTGCAAAGAAAGCCATCATACTGCTATACAATGCGTCAGTTCTAGTAAGAGCCCCATCATCTTGCCATGCAGCATAAATGGCGTCAAATGCTTGCTTAGTAATTAGTCCTCGTTCTTGATCATATTCAAGTGACTTAGTTAAAATATCAATTTGGCGTTCGCGTTGTTGTGCCGCTTGTTCATTAGCATCGGCAATACGTTGGAGTTCTTGGTCTACTAAAGTATCGCTGTACTCCTCAGTCATATCTCCAAGTTGCTTTTGAAGTTCTTTGATACGAACATCATTCGCGCCGGAGGTGTCACGAGAGAGGAACGCAATCTGATTTTCAATATCAGAGATTTCATCTTCTTTTTTGGTATTGTCTCGAATTTGACGTTCAAGGTCTATTTGCTTTTGGATTGAATCCATTATCTCTGATTGGGAGTTATTTATATTTTCATCAATAGCGGTTAGGGCATCAATTTCTTGCTGACGTTCCCAAACAAGCATTTCTTTAACTTTATCTTGGAGAGTTTGATATGAGTCACGCGACTCTTCCATTAGTTTAATTTGGTCTTCTTCGGCTTTTAGTATTTTTTGTTGTTGCGCAAGATACTCATCTGCAACGGATTCCATCGCACTTAAAACCGCATCAAAGTTAGATTTAAATATCTCATCAGTTGACGCATTATAGGGCGCCCAGTTTACTTCAACTTTTCCGGAGGCTTTATCCCAAGAAATATATTGTGCGTAGTCTTTTACACTAATGAGCGCCTCTTCACCCGCCGCATTTTTACCTGCAACTTTCCAATCTGCTCCATTTTGAGCCTGGTCTGTGAAATTTGTAAGTTGAGTAAGTCGCCTATCTTGAAGCCATTCCATTTTTTCTTTTTGGGCATCAAGATAATCTAATTGTTGTTTAACGAGTTCGGTATATTTTTTAGCATTTCCGGTATGTTTTGCAAGAATGTTGGAACGTTTTGCCTCGATGTCAGAAATTTTTTGCTCTAAAGCCGCGATGTGACGAACGGTATTAGTGTATTCATCGATTTGGGAAAGATTGAAATTTGATTTATCGGAGCCACCTTTATTATCTTTCGTTCCACTAAAGTCAGGAATCTCACCAGCAGTAATTTCAATTGAACTACTAACTACTTTAGCATTTTCTTTCATCCATTGTTTAAATGCCGCGCGATTTTGTGCATTATCCTGACCAGCGATTACCATGGTGTTAGTACTTCCTTTGCTTGTCCCTGTATCAGTATATTTAGCGATATCTTGTCCTAATCCCGCAGTACCTTTATAAATTGACCCACCTGAAACCTGTACTGTTTGAGCCTTCTCTGTGTTTAAATAATCTTTATATAATTCTTCTTCGGTAAATTGTACCTTACCATTTTTACCAACTGTATACTTAACCATTCCAGCATTAAAGTTAAGATTAAGACTGCTAAAAATGGATTGTAATTGTGTGGCAGTAAAGGCTCCGGTTTCAAGCAAAGTTTTGCAAGCATTAATAAAACCTTGATTATCAATAACATCACCAGTTGAAATAGATCCTAAATCGAAGTTTGTAATAAAAGATTGTACAGTTTCTAAGGCAGTCTTAGCTTCACCTTGAATCTCTTTTCCATTAAATCCTACTTTAATATCTAATTGCTCAGTCGCAACCTTTTTTGCTAGTTTTTCATAAGCGTCTTTATCATTATTTAATGCAGCAGTTAGTAAATTAATATTCTCAGCATCCTTATAAAAAGATTCATCTAGTTTGGTAGTAATTCCAAACATTCTATTAAACTGAGTTACATAATCATTGAATACTTCTCGGTCTTCTTTATCAAAAACTTCAATTGAACCATTTTTTTGAATTAATTTTTGCCATTTATCATAACTTGAAATTAATTCTTCCGCAGAGGCTTTAATCTTTGCATTACGAGCAACTAATTGAGAAACTTCTTTCTTTAACTGATTATCATCTACTTTGCCTTTCTTTTTTAATGCAGCTAATAATAACGATTCTTGCTCTTTTAGATAAACTTCATCTACTCCTACTGCAGTAGCTTCAGAACGTATGCTTTCAACCGTTTGATTAGCCGTAGTCGCGGCTTCCTTCATAATCTTCTCAAGATGAGGAGCAACTTCAGCCGCAATATTCTTTAAAATAACCCCTTCTTGGTCTTCGGCTAAAGACATAATCATATTTTGTAAATTAGTGTCATTTAAAATACGACTATATTCATCTTCATTAATATTATTATAATCTTTAGAAAATACTTTTTCTAAAATAGTGGCATTAGCTAATGCGTCTTTTTCTGCTTGCGTTCTATCTTCATAAGATTTTTCACGAATTGCCTCAATATCTCCAAGACTGTTAAGAATCTGAGTATACTCTAAGGCAAATTTTTCGCCTCTTTCTTCAAGTTCTTTTGCTTGTGACTCTGAATTCATCCGAGCTAAAATTTCGTCGCCTAATAGGTCAAAATCTTGATCTCCTTCTTTATAGGTAATTTCAAAACTATCTTCATCAAATTCAACATCAGTATATCCCGCACTAATTAACTGACGAACGAGATCGCGGCCCATTCCAAGATATTTATCTCGTGTTTTTTCGGCTTCTTTAGCTTGCTCTTCTGTATATTGTTTATAAGTGCCATCATCGTCTCTATAATACTGTCCAGCTTTTACATTTTTAGCTAGTTGATACTCTTTATATTGCTCTTTATAATTAGCTTGTAAATCTGACCCTAACTGTAACATATATCCAGTTACAGCTTTTTGATTTTGCTCATTTACATGATCAACATTTGCTATAGTGTTTGTTGCTAATTGTGACCCATATGCCTTTCTATAAGCATCGGATTTTAATAATGCCTCTCCATAAGCCAAATATTCGCTAATATCATTGGCATTTTCATGACCACCCATTTGGTCAATAAATTTTTCAATATTTTTAGTAGAACCACTTTGCGCGAGAGCAAGTTGTTCTTGGGTCATTACCCCTTCTTTTAACAACTTCTCAATAGTGTCTTGATCACCAGCTAATACACGAGCAATATTTTGGTTAGCTTGACTATCATCACCGACTAAATCATACCCTAATTTTCTTGCTTCGGCCTCTAGAGCCGCCATTTCGGTGCCAATCGCGGCATTTTGTAATTGAGTTGCATTTTCTTTTTGTTGTTTTAAAAATTCATCTTGGCCTTGCTCAGATAAAGTTAATTGACCCGTTTCATCAATGGTAAGATATTTTGCTAATTCTGGAGCGACCTTTAAAATATCAAGAATTTTATTATTGACTACATCTAATTGCTCAGCCCATTCAGTAGTACCATAGGTAAGATTCTTTAAAGTATCTTTTTCTTCTGCCAATGAAGCAAGATTATCTTTTAGTTCCTGGTACTTTTCATTTGCTTTTTCTGCAGCCGCTTTTGCTGCATCAGCAGAAGCGCGCATTCGTTTGGCAAATTCCACAGCGGATTCGCCACTATTTATTAAAGCAATTATTCCAGCCGTTATCGCCGCTATTCCTGCGACAACCATTGTTATCTTTCCAAGGGGACTTGTAAAAAAGGCAGCTAAGCGTAATTTTAAATTAGTGGCCAGAACAGCATTCTGTGCCGTTAAATCGGCTGTTTCTTCCTTTATTAAACCTATTCTTGCGGCATTAGCCACTGTATCTTTTTGCAAAATCTTTAGTTCAGCCGCATATAGTATTAATTTAATTTTATTTTTCGCTAATAAAAGTGCCGAACTAATAAGTCCCTTCTTTTCGAGTGCCTGTTTTTGAAGCTCAGCAGCATTAGACGCATTTATTGCTCCAGCTTCCAGAATTTCTTCTTTGGTTACATTACTAGATGCTAGCGCATAGGCTTGTTGATAAGTAGCACCCTGTTCTAATGCTACATTATATACTTCGAGTTGTGTTGTATTTAATTTTTTCGCGGCGAGGGCATTATATTCTGCTTCAGTGAGTTCTTCATTTGCAATTGCCGCCAAAAATTCAGTTTTATTAACAACGGTTTGCGACTGTGCTAATCCAGCATTTGTTGCTGCATGTTTCGCCGCAGCTTTATCGGCTAAACTATTAGCCGCCGCAGCTTTGGCAGATGCTGCCGCTAAGGCATTTTGAGAAGTAACGACCCTAGCTTGTTTTTCAACCAATCCTTGAGTAAAAGCCGTTCCTGCCTTAGCGCCCTCTCCACGCATGAGAGCACCCATACCAGCAAACATTTTGGTGGTTAAAGTTTTGCCCACTTTAAAAGTTCCTATTGCAAGAAAGCCAGTTAAAAATGTCTTAATCCAACTACTTCCAAGCGAAAGCGTATCTATTAATTTACTAACTGTATTAATTAATCCAGTAAATAGATTTATCGCACCTTTAATAACTTCATTATTAGCCAATCCTAATAAGAAACTATTCCAAGCATTTTTCAATCTATTTACAACCGTCTCAAAAGATTCAAGTGTCTTCTCGAATTGTTGTTGTGCCGCGCCATTGGCATTTGTGGCAATACCAGTCAATTCTTGCATACGACTATAGTCTTGCATCAATGCAATAAAACGAGATTGTTGTCTTGAGCCAGCGGCCATCGTCGCGATATATCTTTGTGTAACAATATCCAAACTATCCCATTTCGAAGATAGTTCCATAAATATTTGATCGAGTCCTTTTGCACCAGTTAAATACTCGTTCAAATCGATATTCGCCGCGCGAAGAGCGGTACTTACTTTATTAACATCAATTTCTTCGCCTTCTTCGGTTTGTCCAGTTAATTCTCCTTCAGATACTAATTTCTTAACTTCCGAAAAACGAGCAATAACTGTTTTTAATGCAGTACCGGCAGTCTCAGCAGATTCACGAGTTGTTTCAACAATCTGCGCCAAAAATGCGGCAGTATTTTCAAAGGACATATTCGCACTATTAGCAAGAGATGCAACTTTTGTCATAGCAGAAGAAATCTCTTGAACATTGGACGCAGTTCTTGCCGCAAGTGCATTATATACATCATTAATGCGTTGTGCATTAGTTTTATCAAGTTCCATATTGAAACCACGAAGTGCGTTGGTCATACGATCGGTCGCCGTCTTTGCGTCAAGACCGGCGATACGCGCCATCTTCATGGATTCATTAGATAATTCCATTACTTGATTAGTTTTTAGACCCTGTTGATAGAAAAGCATATCTGCTTCATAAACGCCCTTGATTGCGACACCAAGTTCGTTTGCGCGAGCAGTTATCTCAGGTAATTGACTCCACATATCGCTAACAGTATAATCTGTAACGACTGCGGTTTGGGTCATAACCTCATCAAGTTCTTTCATAGTTTGAATTAATTTAGTAAAAGCACGCCTTACTAATTGAATTCCATTATTCAAACCAAAGAAATATGTTAATTTGTTTTTGAATTGATCTATTTCATTAGCGGCACGTACGGACGCATCTGCCATTTTATTAGTATTGTCAGCCACGCCCTCTAGATCTTTTTTAGCATTTTTTAGTGTCGCGTCTTGTTGAGTTAATCCTTGGGTTAATTCTGTTACGCCTTGTTGCGCAACATTAGTATATTCTTGCCCCAACTGCCCAAGTCTCTGTTGTAATTCAGCAGAACTTTGTTCCACTTGAGAAAGACCTTGATAAAGTTGATCTGTAAATGCTTTAAAATTTGCGGTTTTGGTCGTATCTTTAAAATGTCCAACGGTTCTGGTAATATCATTAAGAATATTCCTAGCTTCTTCAAGATTCCCTGCTTTGAATTCTTTTGCAAAATCTCCAATTTTTCCGGAACCACTTAATTTAGACATTTCAGCAACAATGCCTTCAATCGAATCCTTCCATTGCTGTCCAACATTTTGTTGCATTTGACTGCGGACATCTTGCATCTGTTTGGAAATATCATTAAGTTTTTGTTTGTATTCAGCAAGCATAGGCACAGATTTCTCCAGCATTTCGGGAGAAATTTTTGCCATATCCTTACCTAATTTATCAAATGATGCGGTAATATTATTAATTTCTTTATTAAATGAAGTAATATTACCTTTCGTGTTAAATCCTTGTTGAATTAAATTGCTTGCTTTTTGAGCGCTACTTTGTAATTGATTAAAAGTCTGCGTAAAACTAGTCTTTAAATTAGTAGGTAGTTGTAGTTTATTTAAAAAATTCTGAATCTGACTAACCTTATTTTGTATATCATCAAATTGTGCTGTTCCTCTCAATATATACTCTTGAGTTATTGGTCCTGGCATTTTTATTTCACCTCACAAAAAAAATCAGCATTAGCTTTATCCAAACTAATGCTGACTAACTTAAAAATCACTATCTATATTATTGTCCAAAAATACATATTCTGCAACATATGCATCTCGTCCATTCTTCACCGGGATTCCGATTGCTCTAAAAGTACTACTCACCGGATTTGCATTATCTCCCAGCGTCATAGATAAATCAGACATTAGTTTAAGTTTTGGAATTTTTATAATTCCAGTTACTATTTGTCCAGTTGTATCATCCTTTAAACTCGTTCTTCCTTCAAGCGCAATCGGCATAGAAAAATATTTCTGGCCGATCTTGTAAATAAGGTGCTTATTTACATAATCAAATTCATATGTCACAATTAAGTCTTTATATGGAGATTCAATTTGTAGTACGTCTCCTTCTATCGTATAATTGACATCATTTCCATCAATATCATATACATAGAGGTCACGCGCGGGTGTATGTTTGAGAATAACTTGGCCTTGCTCATTAGACTCTACACATTCGCGTTGTGTAATACCAATTGGATCATTGCTATCTTGTTCAATCATGCGCGTATTATTAAATAGCGAAAAGGTTTTAGGAGAAAAGATGCCTTGGGAGAAGGTTAAATTGAGTTCTTTCATAATATCCCAAGTTACCAATCTTCGATTATCTTTACCACCGCGCGCGGATATATGGGATACAATTTCATTTAGTCCCATTACTTGTATCTTATCAAAGAAAGCGATAACCTCGCCAGGCTTATAGGATTTATTTCCTATCTCTATATTATAAGTAGCTTTTAGGCACAAATCGTACATTTGTTTCATGCTACCTTGAGAAAAATTATCTATCATAGGATAAACCTCCGTTTTGGAGTAAAGAAAAACGGAGGAGAAGAATTGGAGCTTCTCCTCCGTATTAGATATGCGTTTACGACACGATAAGGATTACTCACCGTTGCCGGTATCGGGTTCTTCGGGCTCGGTTACTTCGGTAGTATCCTCATCCTCGTTTTCATTTCAACCAAGCTTATATTGGATGAGTTTCATCATTTGTTTATCTTCAGGACGAAGAACTTTGAGGTTAAGGTTGAAAGTAGAAGGATCGCCTTCAGCTTCCATAGTAAGAGTAACTTCGGAAAGAACCTTCGCCTTAGGAATGACAAATTGGAAAAGTTCATCAGTTCCATCAACCTCGGAACGAGCATAAGTGTCACCCACAACTTTATAAGTAGAGGGGAACGTGTCAGAATTAATAACAATTTCACGACCGCCGCTAACAGTAAAAGAATAAGTCACGAGATAATCTTTGCTTGCCTCTCTGGACTCAGAAGTGGTGCTAGTGGTAGTACCAGCAATATAAATAGTACCGGGTGTGATATTTACAGTTTTATTAGCAATATTAAATTGCGTAGGAATTGCATCCGTCCCATGAACAATCATAGTTCTATAAAGAGAGGTTTCAGAATTCTCGGCAACGGTATCATTACCAAACATAACTGCCATAGATTTCGCTGAAAATAAAGCGTCTTCAAGAGTAACAGTAATTTCCTTGTTATAATCCCAAATTATAAGTTCGGGGTTACCCTTACCGCCGCGAGCAGATACATTCTCAGCAGTTTGCTCAA